TTAACAATTCGGTTATCTTCTCTAGCATTGGCTCTTGTAAGAGCATACGCATCTCTGTGTATAGAAAGAGCTGTGCTAAAATCTTGATCAGCTACAGTTTGTCTTGATTCAGTTTCTCTCATGCTTTTACTCAATTGCTGAAATACTTGAGTAGTAACTAATTCAGGATCGGTTGCTTTTAAAATTAACTGTCCGGTTTCATCAACACCTGTTATTATTTCCATTTTCTCTTTGAAAATATTTTCAATATCTGCGGTATTAATAAGATTTCCATTATCATCTTCAGCATTTAAAGCATTCCTTAATGTTTCAACTGTACCTGTTACATCTTGACCCCCAATATTAAGAGTCCATTGATGAGATGGTCTACCATCTACCAAGTCACCATTGGGGTTTTGTAATACCAGTGCGTCTAATATATTATTAACCTTATTTCCTTTTATTTCAGAAATAGCTTTTTCATAATCAATAGTAGTTTGCAAAGGTATATCCGTATTGGCATCAATGACACCATCTTCATCCGTTGTAAACTCATTTGTATATGCGCCCCCATACTCAGTAGTAAATGCATTAGCTGCAGCATATAGAGGATCATCAGGATTAAACAACTCACCTTTATCTTTAGCTAAAGCCCTTGCATCAGCATTCTTTTGTGCTTGAAGAATCATATTATTCTCATGTCTTGCCAATATCTTAGCCATATCCATTTTGAACTTTCTTTGTTCAGTCATCATTGGATTTAACCTCATAACACTTTTAGAATCTCTTTTACTAAATAATTCTGCTTCAGCTCTCATGTCACCATCTAAATTAGTTAACATTAATAATTGATAAGCTGTACTTAATTGAGTATTTAAATCTCCTGACGGGGCTTCTATGATAGTGTTAATTTTTTGACTAGCCTCCATTTCCATTTTAGTTTGCTCATAAACACCCAACTGTTCTTTTCTCAATTTATCATCATCAGATCCTGGAATAATACCAATATTCTCTTCATAATTTGACCACCGCACATTTACATTTTCTAGTTCAGCAAGTCTAGAAATTTCTTCAGATAATATAATTGCATTATTTTTAGCAATTCTTTGTATAGTCTCTTGTGCCCAGATGGCTTGTCCTTCTTCCACAGTATTAAACTTACCAGCTTTGATACCTTCTGCAGCAAAATCTCTTCCTAGTACATATGCTTGTGTATCATAAGAAGCTCTAACTCTAGGGTCATTTGCTAATTGCTTTCTTAAGATCTGTAACGCAGGCCCCTCAACCAATGATCCATTTTTTTGTGTTACAATCCAATCCGGATTAACACTCCCATCTATATTATACATAGGAACATCTTTTTCAATCTTCAATGGCGGCTCTAGACCACCTAATATTTCATTAGATAATTCATGTAAATTTGCTTTTGGAATATATTTTTCTAATGGAGAATTTATTGCCTCATCTGCAGACATGTTTATAAAATCTTCCATATCGTATTGCAATTTAGCAACACCATCTCTCCAATACATACTTCTAACTAAGTGATCGGGAGATGTTTCTAATCTTTTAGCGTGGGCCATTTCTGCTCTATAGTTAGCAGTTTTAACCATATCTTTAACAATAACTTTATTCTCAAAGAAAGGAGCAAATACTGCTTTAGCTGATTGTGCATTTTGAGCTAATGATAAATCCATACTTGCAATCTTCTCTAAAGAGGGTGCTAAATTGTTTACATATTGTTCTCTTTGCTCATTAGTATCTTCTCTTGATAAATCTGCATATACAACTTTATTGTAGACATCGTTAGTTGCCTGCCAATTTGTATTATACTTGTCTTGTCTAACATCAAGAACCGCAGACAAAAACTTATAGTCTGGTGTAAACGGTTTAATGTCTGGTAGATATGTTTCTGATCCTGGTACGTATGTTGCCATAATGTAAAATTACTAAAATTTATTAAGTTTAACTAGGTAAGTGTTAACACTTTTAAGGTTTACCCTCCCATCTTACCTGTATAGAATGGAACTACCATCCGTTTTATTTCTTTTCCTTTTTTTGCCGCTTGTGTTGGATACCGAGGTATTCCTCCAATTCTATCTACTTCACGTTGAAGATTTGTATCACTTGAATTATTTTGGGTTCCATTTACTTCATTATTATATGCTTCCCACATATCTTTATTAAACTCTACACCAGGAGTTTTTCTTTGAAATTCAGCCAAGTTATCAAACCATGCTTCTGACCTATCCGGTTGAGTGCCAACTTTATTTAATGCATTTGGATTTGTTATGTTTATCATTCCCCCTGATAGAGGATCAATTGCAAAGTTATCGTAAGTAGTGTTTAAGTTGTATGTATCAGCTCTATTAGTATCAGCTGTATTCCATAAGTCAGCATTTTTATTAACTTTCCAATTTCTAAAATTGTCTGCAGCTTGTAATACTTTTTGAGTATTGTCATAAACACCCGTTTGTCTTTTTGCATTCTCTGCATTAACTGCCATGTCATACTGTGCTTGCATAGCCCCATACTGATTCGCAATTCCAACATTATTTGTGTTAGTTCTATTTTGAACTTTAGCATTTGCATCCATTGCTTGACCTTGAATTAATGAATTAGCTACAGCTTGAGGTCCACCTACAGCTCCGAGTGCATTGGCCATAGTACTTGCAGATGCATTGTTTGCATTAACAGCTCCTCTCCAATCATCAAATGTGGGAGCTAATTGAATTCTTTCAGCATCTGGAGCCCATGGTAAATACAGATTATCATCTATTTGACCCAAAGCTGCAAGGCTCCTTAAATCTTGCCTCCAATATTCTGGGTTTGGTCTAGAAATTTCTTCTGGGAGAATGGTGGGTATAATTTCAGGTGGTGATGGTGGATTATCAAATGAATCACTATCAGAAAAGTATTCTCTTTTAGTAAGTTTGGGGGCATTAAAAGTATGTAAACCATACATACCATCAAAACCATACCCGCCATCAGCTGGAGTTCCATCTGCATTGTTTTCTATAAACCATGGCACATAAGTTATTCCTGCAGCTTCAGCGTCTAATTTTCTTTGTGCAGCAATATTTTTTTGAAATGCCAATGCTTGTTCATATGGCATATCCCAATCCCATTCATTCCCAGAGTCTGTTTCATACTGATCCATTTGAGGACCCCACCTTCTTCGTAAGTCTGCTCTTCCTTCTTCTGATTGTATATCAGCTGATCCATATGCGGTATTTCTACTATCAATAGAATTTTGAAGTGTGGGTCTGGTACCATCAGAAAATAAACCTTTATCATTAAAATAATCTTGATTTTCACTAAGAGCTCTGTTTTGTTCTGCAAGATCGTCACCGGTAATATTTACTGATCCAGAACCTTGTAGCTCTGAAGCTTGTCTTCTTTCTATATCAACTCTGGGAGCATCTCTAGTTTCTGTTATAGTTACTGTAGTTCGTCCATTAGCATCAACAGTTGTTGAAAGTTCATGTCCACCAGCATCTAGTTTTTCTTGCCATACCTCCCACTTAGCTGGATCAATACCTGGATTACCATATCTTGTACTAGGTTCATCAATTATTTCTGTATCTACTACAGCAGGCTCAGTTGTTGCCTGTGTAGATTGTACTTGATATACTTCAGGTACGGGGGCACCATTTTTAGCAGCTCTTGCCATTTGCACAGCCTCTGATTTAGTCAGAGATGGAGCACCACTTTCAAATACCCAAACTTCATTTGCTTCATCATATGTTGGATCTTCAACACCTTCTGGCCAAGACTGACCCATCCTTGTAGCATATTCTGATCCTGTCTCATTACCTCGTTGAGCTTGTTTTAATCTTCTTTCACCACCAAATCTAGCCATTGCTTGTTCTTGCATGGCCATTTCTTGATTCATTTGTTGTGGCTGTTGCATTGGTTGCTGCTGACCTTGTTGCTCTTGCTGTTCCATTTGAGCCATCATTTCCTGAAGCATCATTAGCTCTTGTTGCTTTTCAGGAGGCAATGCTGCAATAGCATTCATTTGAGCTTGTTCTCTTGTTATCTCCTCCATCTTTGCAGTAAATTCAATAGGATCTATTCCTTGTTGAACTAAGTAAGGGTGTGCTGCAAGTGGTACACCTTCTTCAAATTTCTTTTTTGATTCTTGTCCAAAAGCAACTTTAGAAAGATTCATCATATTCTTTTTAAGCATTAATTCAGCTGTAGTAGACTGTATCTTATCTGCATATGGAGATTCTAAATTAGCATAGTATTTATTTAACTCATACTTCTTAGATAATTTTGCAGGAGTCATTTTCTTTTTAGTACTAATACCAAACTCTGCTAATTCATCTTTATTGAATTTCATTTTATTTGTATCAGAATAAATAAAGGATTGTTCTGGTAAGAACATGGGAACACCACCACTAGAATGTCTAGGTCCTTTAATATCATACAAACCAAACACACCATCATTGGTCAAATCTGTTAATACAGTTTCTCCACCTTCTGCTTCTATATTTGCATTATCTCTAGGTACACTTGATAGACTATATCTTACATCTTTATCATCTGTATTATTAAAATTAGTATTTCTATAATACTCTTGAGGAGTTGTTACTAAACCATAGTTTGCTTGATCACCCGTGCTTAAATCACCACCATCTCTCATAAATTTATCTTCAACAACTTTACCATTGTCTAATTTAAATCCCGCAGGTAATTTATTTATTTTAATTTTTGCCATAATTATAGTATTTCAATATCAGCTCCCGCTGCAATTAATTTTGCTAATGTAGTAGAGTCAACATCTACTGTATCTCCATTGTTTATCTCCATTCCTTGCTTAGCTATACCCATATTAGTTCTTACAGTTCTTTGTCCTTCACTACCAAAGGTGCCTGTATTAACATCCCAAGCACCCCTTTTCATAAAAGGATCTTCATTAGTGCCATATATTTCATCTGCCACTAAGTTATGTCTATTTTCTGCCTTAGCATCCGCATAGGCTTTATCTTCAAAATAATTATTAGCTACCCCAGCTATTTTTACTGCATCATCACTTACATTCTTATAAATTTCCATCCCTCTACTATCCATAAATCTATTATAACCACCTTCAAGTTTATTTTTTCTATCTACCACGGGCTCACTATAAGAAGGGGGTCCTTGCTGATTAGAACCATCGTAGTTCTCCAAAGTGGATATCAAGTTTGAAACTTGAGGTCCATCAACTTTTTCTGCACCTTCTGGAATAGCACCTGTACTACTCAATTTATTTAACTGATCACCAAAGGAGGGTGTTTGTATATTTGATGGAGGGGGTGTAGGTAACCCAAAATCTTGGTTTACATTAAACATACCACTTGCATTATTTATTCCATTTCCTCTAGGAGTGGGATCATAAACAATATCTTCTGAGGCATTAATATTATGTAAACCATACATATCATCATCGTTTTCTGTAAAGTATGGCACATATTGCTCTGTAGATTCTTGAGTTTGTTCCCATGGTTCTCCTGTTGCTGGATTAATAGGACCTTCTATATTTTGATTATTATCACCAACATTATATGGATCAGGAAACATTGCCTCCCAGTCTCCACCTCCTGCTTGTGCTTGTGGTAAAAAGCCACCATATTTTCCAGCAACTAATGTTTTAGCACCTGCTTTACCAACTTGTTCAACACCTTCTTTAATACCTTTCTTAAAGATATTTTTTAATATTCCTGCACCAACATAAGTTGAAGGATCTGTAACTATATTTGCTCCAAGAGCAAGCCAAGGATTTTCAACTAAAGGATTTCCCTCAGCATCTTCAAGTGCGGCCAAATTCTTCATCTCACCATCATTCATGTTCTTAAAAGAAAAATCACCCTTCATGCCAGGCATAGCATCAGTAAAATTAAATTCACCATCCCCTCTTCCAGTATACCACTCACCTGCTTCGGCAACTAGTGCGCCAGGTATACTTAGAGCATCCAGTGCATTTGAAGTATTAGTAATAGGATCTGCATTAATCATTTTAAGAGCGGGCCTAACATTTTCATTATAATAATTTGCAGCACCGCTAACTCCAGATTTTAAACTATTCCACGCACTACTAACAGGACCTGATCCATTACCTTCTTGTGCTTTAGGTACACCACCATATCTAAATTCATCATCCCCAATAGAATTATATATCTCTTGTAGTTGACTTTGAGATTTACCTTGAAAATTAGATGCATTTTGAGCATACCAAGATCTAAAAGAAGGTCTTGCAATTGGAGTCGTATTAGCTTGTGGCGCTCTTGGTCCTGATTGTGCTGATGTTGGCCCACCGATTAATTCTGCAGAACCCAAACGATCAACTGTATTAGGAATCCCATCCCCATCAATATCTGGATTATAAGGATTTTGGTTAAAATCCATAATGCGGTCAATAGGGTTATCCTGGTAATCTTTATACATACCGGCTTCTGGTTGACCAGTGAAACCTGTGGGTATCATGGAATCACTGACTTTATTTCTCCCCATCATGGTGTCATGGTAATATGGATTGATGGCACCCGGTGCATAAGATGATGCATTACCTTGCTCATCAATACCTAATGTAGTTCCTTCAGGATCATCTTGAGTACCAAGGATTAAGTCTTTTGTATCACCATCTGCATACTCATTAAAGTAATTTAAATTTTCTCCAAATTCATATGTAGAATTGGCATCTTTTTTACCTATACCTAAAAAGCCTTTTCTTTCTCCATATCTATCTTCACTCAATGGTCTACTAGATATTAGAGTATCATATTCTCCAGTTTCAACATTGAAATTAGCTCTAGAATTTTCATTTACATCATCTGTAAATGTTTGTAAATCTCTTAGAGTCCCATTATTCTTTGAAGCATTAAACAAATCTAAATTATCAAAAGCATACGTGTTAGGGTCATTCTCGTCTATTGTAACATCATAGTTATAATAGTCACCTTTTCCTTCTTTTCTATTTGCACGTCTTGTTTTTCTGTTAGTTATTGTTCCATCTTCGCCCAAAGTTCTATTGGCAATGTTCCCTACAACTGACGCAACTTGTCCTAGATTAAAATTCTTTTTTGTTTCAAAGGCAAGTGGGTTTGCATAGTTAGGAGATGATGTAAGTACATCATCTTTTTTAACTACACCTGTGGTATTAAAGAAATTCTGCGCTTCTGTTAATTCAGTTCCGCTTTGTGCTTTATGAACATACCCCATCTCTTTTAACTTGAGATGTTGATCATATGTATTAGCCTTTCGTGATTTATTACCTTTATGCATTTCATGAGGTATAAACTCACCGCCATCTTCTCTTTTCCAACCTGCTGCATTTTTAGCAAAGTTTGCCATTTTAACTACAGATGTTGAATAAGCATCAGGATTAGACATTACTTTTCTAGCAGCTTCAAGAACACTCATACCACGTGCTTTAGCCCATCTAGTAAACTTACCTTTATTTTCAGGTTTAATTTCTATACCCGACTTTGCCATAAGATTTTGTGACATTGCATCTTGTTGTGCAACCATGGCTTGTTCTTGCTGTGCTTCTGCTTCTTGTGCTTCAATCTCCAATGATTGATTTCTAGCAATCTCTTGCGGATCTCTTGTTTGTTCTTCAGTAGATGCGGGAGGTGGAGGTTGAGATTGTTTTTGAACTTCTTCAAATAAAGCCATCACATCTTCTTGTTGATACCCGGCTGTCATAAACGCTTGTGCAATAATTTGTTCATCAACTTGTTGTTCAACTAACCCCGCAACTATACTCACTGGGTCATCTCCATTATTGATGGAGTTAAAGATAAACTCTGTAATTTGTTGAATAGCCGGGTCAACAGTTTGATTCTGCGCCTGTCCACCCATTTGTTTTAAACTTATTTTGTTTACTTTCACAACAATGATTTTATATTATTAATATACAAATAAATCAAGAGATTTACTAATTTTTAAGGTTTAAGCTTACCCCACAAGATGTGACATAATATAGTTAGACGGGGACATACCTAAAGCTTTGGCTTCTTTATAATGCCTTCTATTTAGTTTATCAAAAACTTTTTCAGAAGACTTATCTCTTGGTGTGTTATTATAATCGCCATTAACATAATTTTTAAATACACCATATTCTCCACCTTTAGCTAATACTGGAGGTGTGTTACTATTTGTAATATTTGTTGCTAAAAGCATATCATTATATTCATCTGATCCTCCATATACTTCAGTTATGTATCTATTAGTTTTAGATATATATTTTTCAGAAGGTGTTTCATATCCTAATACTAATGCAGCATCATACAAACTCTCTCCTCCTGGTATTCGCGAATAGTTAGTAGATGATATATCAGCCATACTACCTTCGTATAGTTCTCTAAGAGCAGCTAGCTCTTCTTCACTATTTCGTGTATTTTCATCATTTCGTCCTGTTGTTAATAATTTGCTTACCCCTTGATTATAGGAAAGCAAAGTCATATTTCTGACATCTTCTTCAGCTAATCCTAATGTTGGATATTGTTGAGCATAGTTTTTAAATAATTCATAATTTTTAACCAGCATATAACTAACTGCATCCACTGCTTTATTATCATCAGCTAGATCAGCTGGAGAATTTATTTCAAAATAATTTCGTGCAAAATTATCTAATGAATTGTATTTTGTTTTACCTACACCAAGTGAAATATCTGCATCTTTTGTATTTTCCCACATATGCGCTAATGCTCTAGTTACACTTAAATCATCGCGTGTTCTAGGAGCATTTATACCACCTCCTGTTTCAACACCCGTGATGCCAAATATTGCAGCATTTAACCATTCTTGATCAATACTAGAATTTAATATTTCAGGGATATGCTTAGAATTATAATTTGCTCTTTGCATTATATTACTCACTATTTTTCTTTCTTCATCTGTTAAAGATCTTTCTATTTTGTTTTCAAAATTATCTATAAGTGCTGAGTCAGTTTGAGAAAGTGCAATATCATCTGGATCTATTTGTTCAGCATAAGTAGCAGTAAGCTTAATATTTTCATTAGGTCTAGATATCCAAGCCGTAGCTACTTCGTTATATGGTACATTTCTTATAGTACCGCCAACATTATGAGTAATTATTGGAGTACCATTTTCATCAATACTTGATACGAACCCAGAATGGGTGTTATGTGTTTCTGAATTTAATGTTTCTAAGTGATGATCTGACCCTGGCCAATATATACCCACTATATCACCCACTTTATAATTTGATGCTGTTGTTTGGTGCTTTCTTTTTGCTTTAGCAGTTAGGTTTTTAAGCTCAGATATAGAAGTATTTTCATCAACATTGTCAAATAAAGAATCATCATATATATTAAATTGTACGGCACTATTTCCTACATGCTTCATGCTTTCTAATAAATCCCAAGCATCTTTATATTTAACCCCTATTGCCTCTGTTTCTATATCATTTAATTCTAATATTTGACACATACCAGCTGCACAACGTTCATCTTCTAATGTAGTGGGAATTGTATCAAAGATTAAACCCTCAACATCCTCTTCTTCTTCGGCTTTTGATGTATTATAATCTAACAATGCCATTTTTGTACGTTCACCAAACTTACCATCTATATTGCTTTTACCAGCCTCAGTTATTTCAGGTAAGAAACCTTTTTCTATAAGTTTGGTTTGAATAGCTTTAACTTCAGTATATGTTTCAGGATTATACTTTTTATCATATCTAGATATAGCGCTTTCTTCTAATCCTGCATCTGCTATCATTGATGAATATGCATCATGAGTCCTTTGCCCATATATACCATCTGCACCTGTTGGTCCTATATCATATCCTCTTTCTAATAAGTCCCCCTGCATCAATTGTACATCTTCAGCACTTCGTTCAGTAAAATCTTCAAAACCTCTTTCATAATTTTGACCACGTTGATTAGCATTTGTAACAAATCCTGCTATTTGATTGGGGTCTATATATTCTTGATCTATTAACTCTTGATCCCTTTGATCTTGTTCATAATTAAAATTTAACTCTTGATGGAAAGCCTCCAGATCTTCGGGAGATAAATCATTTATGTCTCGGCCAAGATGATCAGTAAGTATGGGTGAATTTAAATTAGTTCCATCCTGAATGCTGATTATAGGTGGTTGCAACAAATTTATATCAAGCGGGGAAAGTTGTGTTATATCAACCTCTTCTTCTACTATATCTGCATCATTATCTGTATCTGGGTCAACTGGCACACCATAAGGAAAAGGATAAGGATTTGGATCATTGCCGCTTTCATAGCCACCATCAAATGGATAAAATTCTGAACCATCCTGAGCTTTAGGTAATGAGCCACCGTAACGTTTTTTAAAAGATTTATAACCCCCTGTAATTCCCTTCTTCTTTGCTTCATCTACACTTTCTTGAAAGCTTGCACGATCACCGGGTTTTTCTATATTCTTATGACCTTGTAGCCATAAATCTACTTGTTCCATTTTACCATCAGAATAATCTGACAACGTTGCATCTGATTCTATCAAGTTGGCAAAGAATAATGTATATTGTTTATCCATTGGCAACAGATCTGCAGATGTAGCGTTTATTATTTCTGGATCTAGGGTAAAGCCTTTTGCTCTAGCAATATTTTTATATCTTGTTTGAGCTGTTTCTAATGATGGACCTTCAAACTGAAAAACACCTCTTCCTGGACCATCAAAAAGACTACCGTCTTCATTTTGTGATATTTGTTTAGCTAGTCTATCCATTCTTTGTTGAGCGCCACTTTCATGAAATGCAACTGTGTCTGCTGTATTACCCCAGAATTCTTCTGTTCCACCTCTTGATTCTGAAACATAGGCTAATATATTATTAAAATCTAATAGTGATTTATCTACTTCATCATGAAATTCACTCCAATCATTAGGTACTAAACTCTTTCCATTCCACTTGTATCCTTCGGGTGCTTCTTTAGGACCTACCTCTACTCCTCCTTGTGCTACAGGTAAAGTATCTGCATCTGGTAAAGTCCCAGTATCTGATATAGTGTTTAACATTTGTAAAATGGACTCCTCAGAATAAAGTCTTTTTAAGTCTCTAAAAGCTTTAACTCTTGAAGTTGGCATATCATCATATGTAATTTCTTTATTAAATACATCAACCCCATTAACCTTCATATCTTTTCTTATTTCATTAAGTCTAGCTCTAACTTCAGTAGGGTCGGAATAATAGTTTCTAGTCCCTTCTTCTGGTGTATCACCATAACTTTCCCAAAAACTAAGAGTTTTTCCTATATCAAGAGTTGGATCAATAAGATTACCCATAAGGTCTATATCATTATTTGGTATTAGTCTTCCTTCAGGATCCATTCCTCTTGCATAAAATTGAACTATATCTGTTAAGAGAAAGTTATCAGCAGGTCTATCAATACTATGTGAGATTTCATGATCATACAAAGTAGGCGCTCTCCCCCCAGATTTTGGTTTTACATAAATCTTTCCTGTATCAGATTCTGAATATCCTGCTATACCGCTAAGGGCCTTTTCAGAATAATATTGATTGGGGTCATTAGATATATATAATGGTGCATCTTGTAATTCGTTAAAATTACTAATTCTCCCACGTTGTACATCTCCAGCTCTATTCCACCATTCACTACCCCCACTATTATTTAACATCTCTAAATATCTTGGGCTATTCATCCATTTACCTGCAAAATCTTTTGCTGAATCAAGATTCTTTTGATTGGCATTTTGCAATGCCTCATCCTCATGCATTATTACATTTCCATCTAGCCCGCTTACATAATCTAGACCTTTACCTATTTGTGCTTGTGGTAACTGTTCACCACCATCACGTTCATTTGCTAATACAGCCCCTACACCTGCTGCTGGAAACATCCATGCATTTTCTAATATGGGTCTTACAGCATCTTTCCATCCTTTACTTCCCGGTTTTAATATATTTCCAGCATCATCTCCTAAGTTTCTAAAAAGATCATCAACACCAAATTTATTTTGACCATTAATAACATCATCTGAAAATTTAGATAATAAATCATCAGTTACTTTTCCATAATTATATCCATATTTTGAAACTAGATTTTCAATAGCCATAATATGCCTTGCATTTTGTTCCATTGGATCAGATAAATATTCAAATCTGTTTCCATAACCAGACATTGGTGTATTTTTTAATTCAGAGTTTATGGGCGTTGTCATATGCCGTTGCCCTTTATGAAATCCGCTGCTTATGTCTTCCATTGAAACAGCTTTCTGTTTTAACGCTTTTTGAATTGATTCTATACTTTCACCTTTAGCAAGTTTGCCTTTTGCTATATCATACATTGCATCAAGAAGTTCTGTATTACTACTTCCAAACTTTGTTTGAAATGCATGTAAAACTTCATGATCAAAAACGTCAAGATACGTATCAAGGTTAGGGCTATATCCAACTCCTGATCCGTCTGGTGTTTTTATTGTAATATTTTTTCCACTGTATATACCTTGAGTTTCTAGATCTTTATTAAATTTTACAACTATTTGATCAAAGGCATTTTCCATAGATTTTACATCATCATTTATATATTTTGCAATATCTGCATCTGATGCGTTTTTAAATTTATCTGTTTCTCTTAACTGTGTACCTCTTCTTTTAATATATTCATCGCTATTTACCCATGCTTTTCTTTTTGTCACTACATCATCAAGTTGGGATCTTGTTAAATTTCCGGTTTCATTACGCCCCATCCTATAAGTTGCATTTTCTAAACCTTCAGTTGTAAATTCAGATACAGAAGGATTAAAGTAATCATCTACGTACTTTGCCCCGTCATCAATATACTTTGCTATATCATCAACATACTTTGGTAGTTTTTTAACTCCTGCCTTTAAGAATGCTCCTAGCTGAGCTTCTGGTAAACTTCCTCCATATTTAAGACCAAAACCTGCTGCTTCTCCTTCATCTGTTACGCGGATTTTAGTTTTAGGATTGCCAAAAAAATTTGTTTTATCTACTTGTGTAGCTAAAAGATTATCTTCCTTGTCATATATATTAAATTCTTGCTTTAATCTTTCTCTGTTACCGTTATTTACTGATTTAATATTCATATTAGAATACCCATCCTCATTAGTAACCGTGGTATCTTCCAAAAAAGTTTGCTTTAACTTTTCATTACCATTGTTCTTTTTCTTAGAATTTACTTCATAAGAGCTAGTGCTATCAACATGAGAATCAGGAAGAACCCCTCCTCTTGGTGAAATTAGCCCTCCCGGATACTGTGAGGAGAATGGTATTTCAGGTTGGTCAATGAGTGTTGCGGGTCTAGGAATTAAAGGTTGTATTGTTGTATTACCCTGGGCACCCGTATAATCATAAGAGCCATTTGCAGGTATACCTGACCCATCAAACCCATATTGATCAATGGACACATTGGGTATAGTAGTTCCGTTAGGCCCAGCGGGTACTTTAGTGTTTCCAATTCCTGAACCATAAAAATCCCCAGTTATAGACGCTTCATCCCCCGGTTCTGTTCTTTCTCTATTTTGTACATCAGTTTCATTTTTTGTTTGTGATTTTTTCCACCTCTCAGCCTCAATCTTAAAATCCGCAAGACTACCTTTGTTACCTGCAGCCAACCAGTTTTCGTAACCCACCTTCCAGTTTACACCACGCTTAGAATATTCAACATCACGGTTACCAGTTCTTTCGTCAATTATTGTTGTGGCACCTGTAGTTGGATTAACACTTCTGCTTATCTCAGCCCAATCTCCGTATATAAATGGGTTTGCAGAAGTTTGATTTAACTCAAAACCCTCTTGAGCCCTTGGTAATGAACCACCTCGTCTCAGTTTCTTTTTCCAAGATCCTTCACCAAACTTAATAGCTGCTTCTTTATTAGTTCCAAAGTCTATTACCTCACCTCTTTTCAATGCTTCTTGATATACAGGTTCCCACGGTTCTTCTAAAGAGATTGACATATCTACCCATGTTCCATCTTCATTTTGAAATAATGTAGGAAAAGAAAACCAATTACCTTTACCGTCTGTTTCTGTTCTCATTATATGAGTAGACTCCCCAACTACATTACCTTCTTTATCATAATTTAATCTAACTCCCTTTCGTTTAGGGACTTCCCGACCTGCTTGAGCCATTGGTACTTCAAATACTTGATCACCAGGAAATTGATAGTTATTACCCGGAGTCATTAATTTTCTATTACCTAAGTTATCAGTTCCTATTACCGGAAAGTCTACACCCTCCATGGTAATATTACCTGAGTTAATAATATTGTATGGATTATTTACATCTGGACTATCTGCCTTGTACCCCTCTAAGGAATAAAAATCAGAAAAGTTTGTTATATATTCATTTGGGCCGCCCTTTAGACCAATGCTTTTTTTGTTATTTGAGTAATTTGCCATTATCTAAGGGATGTAAGTAATTTAGTATTATTTAATCTTAATAACATCTTTCTATTATCAGAATCCATTTTACGCAATATTACATTAGTGAAGTAGTGTCTAAACTTTTTATGTTGTAATGGGGATTTTAAATAGTTTAAATTAATAAAGTTTAAATTTTTAATATACCCATTAGGTTCAGTATCCCATATAGGTTGCTCAACATTGGTAAATTCTCCTCTATCATTTGTAATATCCCAAAATTGATTAAATCTATATTTCTGTTCTACTTTAGAACATAAGATATTAATATTGTTTCCATTAATTATAGGATAGGTTAATTCTAAAATGGGGTTATTAAATGGAGTGGGAGTTAATTGCAATAACCCTGATACCTGCTCATTATTGTAGATGACCGATTGATCAAAATTAAAGTTTAGATCTTCCCATTTATCATCACCGCACAAAAACCCAGGATCATTTTTATATACATATGCTTCCATCTGATATTCCATACTTCGTACAGTGTTGACTGTTTGCCCTGTATTAGCCACTAATTCTATTTCCCATGGATATTGTATATTATAAAAATTAGCATAACTATCACATCTAGCATTATGTCTCCATAGTGTACCCGCATTATAGTTGGCGGGCACAGAATCATAATAAAAATAATTGCATAATGGAGGATCAGGATTAACCCAATTAGGGTCCCCTATAGCAAATAATCCTGGTGCAGAATCTGGGCAAGTTCCAGTTACTGTTGTTGTTGAATTAGGAATAGTAGATTCAGGACAACCGCATATAACTTGTCTACATATGGGGGGTCTTTCATATTTGCATGGACCATCCTCATCGGTGTATAAATTTGTTAATTGGTTTGGGTATACTAATGTATAACCAGTGGGACACGCACATGCAATGGGTTCAGAACAGACACCACTTGCTATTTCTTCTGCTGCAGCATCTATTCCAGCGCTTACGTTAGCACTCATTGTAAGCTGGTATGGACCCGGTGTTCCTGTACTTGTATCATATGTAGTGTTAGAAATATTATTCATTACTACAGCACTTGGGGGAGTGCTGGATGTTGCACCACAATATATTGCATATATTTCTTGTTTACGCTGATCAACAGCTATATTAGCAGGTGAACTTTGTAAATTATTTTCAGCCCACTCACCTGTATTTTGAGCTTGGGGTGTACCTGCTGTTGCATTTGGAGTTTGAAATTTATTTACATTGTTTTCTGCTAGTCCATTTGTTCCATCTGTTACAACAATTAAAATTTGCTTAAAAGATGCATTTTCTTGTCTAGTTGGATATTGAGATGCAAAACTTGAATTTGCTTTATCATTTAATTGTGCTAAACCACCTTGCCCTGATGTTGGACTTGCTGTACCAATTGCCGCCACCACACTAGTGGTGCCACCAGCCCATGCGCCAGTATACCAATTGCATGCCTCTTCTGGTAAAACTGTATTAGTCATTGATTTATTACCAGGTTGCATCCATCTTACACCACTACCAGACCACCCTTGAAATCCAACTTGCATAGTTCCTGCAGACATTGCCCCACTAATTGATGTATTATTTAAAAATACATGTAACCAACGTAATTGAGCTGATGCACGGGTTACCATTGGTGCTGCTATAGAACCAGTAACACAATTAATAGTCGGAATACCTGTACTTCCTGACCAATCCATTGCAATTACAATATCTAATTTGCAATTTTCTCCTCCACCAGTTATTGTAGAAACTATATCACTTACATCTATGGTTGCGTTTGCTGTTGTATTTACGGCTTGTTCACATAATCCAGTATCAGGATTAAAATTATATCCCGGAGGACACAGAGGTGTATCCGTAAGTATAGTCTTAGTAGTAAAAAAGTGATTTATACTTGGTATAGAAAATTCAGGATGCCAATCATGAAAAGATATCCATGCTTTAGCTTTTGGATCATAACTAATAGTCCAAGATGCGTCATCAAAATAAATAGGGTCTCCTAAAATTATAGGAATCTTTCCATGAGCTGTCTCTAACATAAAGCCTGTTAAAGCACCGTATGTTATCATATCAATCCATTCACTCTTTACTCTATAATCCTTCTTCATAAAGTAGGCAATGTCATCATTCGGATCATATATAGATTGACATCCCACACCTACTACCGCATTATCTGATAATTTAGAATATTCTAATTCGGGGTACTGCTTAATTAATTGTGATGGTAGATACTTATTAAACCACCACTTCATTCCTTTATTAGATATAGGATCTAAACCTTGACCAGCATAATGGAAAATCTTTCCTTGTGCTTGCGAGATATAAAATATTCCCATTGGTGTATTCATAACTCCTCTTAAACTTTCACATGAACCATATTCATTTGAAAGATCTGAGTTAGTTATATTCTGAAAGGGTTGGCTAAACAATCCTCCATCACCTATAGTTATTTTAGTATCTAATCCTGTTTTAAGAGTATCTAAACCCTGAAACATTTGTGGAGATAAGTACGGGAAAAATACTATTGCTCCACTTTTATTAATAGGTTTAATAATACTTACTTTATTTTTAAAGTCTTTATAATTAAAATTTAAGAAAACTCTCCAGTAATCTTTTTTAGATTCATGTTGTGCCTGTAGCGAATATATAAGTCTTTTAGGACGACTGACATAACAGTTGGCTGCTACATAAGGATCATAATATCTGGGCTGTACTTGTCCAAATGAAGTTATTTGACTTGTTAATTTAGAAGGACTTAATGATTCATCATACTTATAAAAGTTATCTATTTTTTCTATTTGAGCATGAAATAATTCTGTTAAATCATTATACTCATATATATTATATATTCTTTTTGCTGCTGTATCTTCCCAATCTCTATGAGCTAAATTTATTTCTGACTCAACAAAGAAATCTAAAATACCATTTGAATGACTATACATATACGCATATCTCATTGCAAATGCAGGATTAGGATCACTACTATTAAATACAGTACCTATAGAAAAGCCTCCGCAACTTTGACTACCCCTATCTAAATAAAATAAATCATTGGGAAACATGGAGTTTAATGCTCCTGTACTTAGAATACCAAACGAAGCAATTTTAGTAGCTAATTCAGTCATATCAAATCTTAGAGAATTTAACCAAAATCTTGGATAGGGTATATTTACATGATTTGAATAGTCATAAGTAAACTCATCTGGCTGACCCAGTAAATACTGAGAAAAAATAGGCATTATTACTTTTTCAGTATACCTATTAATAAATATATCTCCTGCAAAAATTGCACCCGATGAATTCATGAGTTCATCTGGTTTAGTAGGATCTAAATAATTTACACAACCCCTCATAGGTATTTGTTTTATACCATCAAGTTGTCCGTATTGATTATCAAAATTAAATTTAAGTGCTCCATAATAAGCAGAAATAGGTTGTTTTTTAGATATAGAAGGGTCTAATAGATAATTGGCAGAATAAGGAGTTGTTGTTCCATTTGCATTTACATGACCTCCTACAGTAAATCTTGATGTATCTTGTTGAGAAGGTTCATCAATTGGAGTATCTAATGATACAGCAACTGTACTTGGTCTAAATAAATTATTAATTTTATATTTTCCGCTATCAAAAGATTGAAAAGATTGGCCTATATAGTTTGAGTCACGATTTTTAATTCTCCATAATCCTGTGTTTCTTTTCCTAAAATCAGTAAACTGACCAGTTGAATTATATTTTAGTACAAAATCTCTCTTCTCAATTAAATTATATAATAAATCTATTATCTCATTACCTCCAATTGCAATATTTGTTGATGTAGATAATATACTTAAACCAGCTTTTAATAGGGTGGGTAATTGTGAAAAGCTTGTTGTTTGATTATTAACAATTGTAAATTCACCAGAATGTGTAGCTGGAGAAGCAACATATCCACTGTTTGCAATACCCGAATAATATCCGTCTAAAAGCCCTAGAGCAAGACCACCCCCCCATAAATCTGCTAAAGCGGCAGCATTATCCGCATTATCATATATATTTATAGCTGCTTGCATAGTTGCTGCTCCTGCAGCTGCTCCTGCAGCATCTGATACATAATTAGCACCCACAGCTCCGGCACTCGCCCCTATTCCAGCAACAAAAGAGCCAAAGTACCAATCACTTGCTCCTTTTATTCCATAGCCACCTGAAGTTTGAGTACTTCCCGATTCACCCCTAACTTGTTTTATAGCATAACCTACACCAATAGCTGCAGCAATTATAGCAGAACCAGATCTTAATAATTTAAATTGAGGGTGATCTTCAGATGCTTTAAATGATCCAGTTTGATATCCGCTTAAATCACCATAAATTCTTGTTTCATAAGCATTTAGAAATGGTTTAGTAAACATTAAATCAGGAGAAGAAAAAGTAAATGCTTCTTTTGAATAACCCGTTTGTACTCCATCAACAATACCAAAAAATCCTAAAGGTTTAAAGTTATTTATAGATTGAGCTAAATTATTACATCCTTCTGTTCTATTTAATTCAACATCATCATCATCATCAAATGTTCCGTCATGAAAATACATGTCAGGTCTTAAATCATTATAGGGATAGTTGGGATATAATCCTTGCACTGATCCTCCTATTAAATTTTCTGAATCTGGAACAGTATATTTTCTCATATTTCTAAATAGCCCTTTTGCTAAAATAGATTTTGCACCACCTCTTGATCCTCTTAAGATTTCATACCCAACAACATTAGTGATATATGTTCCATCGTTATTTGTTGGTTGACCTATATTTGTAAATTCAACACCTAGAAGATTTATTGAATCCCCACTGGTAGTACTTATATGTAATGCTGAATTGGGTCCAAAACCACCTCCATCTTCTGCAGGCATCTTATGGTGTCTAATAGGTTTACCACATAAATCCCCCCATATATCAGGTCTATTAATAGGATATTTTTCTGTAGATTCCCAATAACCCATCTTTCCTTTTGCAATTATAGAACTTCCATCAGGTTGTGTAAGGTTTGGCTCTGAGGTTATTACTCCAGTATTATATACTTTAAATAATGGGTCTCCACCAGGCTCTATAACATTTGCTCCCCAAATAATTTCATTCTCCATTGTCATATTACCATTATCTTCTTGGAAAAGCTCTGCTTCTCTGCCGGGTATATGATATGAACTTGATCTTTCTCCTGTATTATATATCCACCTTATGAAAAAGGCGTATTGTTCATCTCTTAAAAACCCCAACTTATTTCCTCCTAAGTGATAGTATTCTGAAGATATTTGGTTAACAACGAAATTTGTTTTAATATTATTTGCAATAGGCTGATAATTAAAATCAAACTGTTCTACAGGTCCTTGTCTAAGAAGCCAATCATTAACAACATACATTGCTTCTGATTTTTCATATGCAGGACTTCTCTTGGGGATTACTTTTAAATCTACTGATACTAATGAATCATCTAAATAATCAATGTTAATGTCTTTACGTTGAGTACTGTATAACCCCACACGTTTAGCATATGTTTGCCCTTGATTCCTTACTAGTAGAGCAAGCTCAAAATTTTCAAAATTTAAATCTAAATTTGAAATAGATATATTTAATGAGTTTTTTGTTCCTTCATGACTCCATAAAGTTTGTACATTTGAGATACCTATGTAGTCTGTTACCCGTTGTTCATTTTCTGTATATGCAATAAAGGCTTGATAAGAACCATTCATTAACATACCACCATCAATTGATTTAGTTAACTCAACACAAGGTGTGTCCACTAAAGGAGCCAATCTTATTTTTTCACAATTTAATTGTAATGGTTCAAAGTCACTATAGACTATGCAAGGATCTCCATCAGGTGAACTTATATATTGTATATATGGTATATCATCTATATTTAAACTTCTAGAAGGATTATTGGAATCATCCCAGTATACTTGCCATGTACAATCAAAGTTTTCTTTTGCAGCACCAGTAATAAGAAATTCTTTATTAAACGCTAAACATGTGTCATTAACTAAAGTAGTATACTTACACTCACTATCATCAAACCTTCCTATTTCTGAACTAAAATTATCAGTGGAAAATATTATCCACTCATCACCATATCTATGTATGGCACCAATAACTGTGTAGGGTATAACCCCGCATTGTAAATTAGCAGGTTCATTACCTATTACACCCATATCACCATCATTGGAATTATTGGCAGCATTACGTGCATGCCACCAACTTTGATTTGGTTCCATAGCTTGCGTAATATCCTTATTCATTCCTTTTATGAACGAATTAGTAACTACAGAGGTTGTGCCCTTTTGGTTATTTGGTGCTTTTTGTTTTGCCATAGTAGCTTACTTCTTTATTAAACTGTTGCACAAGTAGAGCCAGGGGCTGCACTTGTAGATGTGTTTGTAGTTGTAGATACAGTTGGTCCCGATACTAATCTAGGATTTATAGGTGCATGGCTTAAAAACATATTATAGTAATTATGATATTGAGCTCTTCTATTAACTTCCCATAATTTTCTCATTTCTGCAAAGTCAGGAGTATTAACAAAACTTAAAGCATTATTTCTAGCAGCTCTAAGCCTGGTCTCTACTAAATTCATTTGTTGAGAAACATTTTCTCCTTGCCAAATCATATTTTCTAAAATTCTTTGCTTAATGGCATACTCATAATACTCATTACAATAAGGTTGATCCAAGACTAATAAATCACCACTAGCTGATTCCATAGCACCCTGATAACTTAAATATACTTTTCCTGTTCTAAAAGTGGTTATTAAAAACCCGTCTACTATTTCAGCAATATCAGGAGCTTGTGCTCCTAGAGAAGGACAAAAACATGTTTTACTATTTACATCTTGAATGCGTAGTTGCATAAAAGTACTAAATGTTCTAAATTGATTTGGTCCAATTCTTTGGACTATTTGATAGCTGTTTTTATCCTCACATGATTTTATTACACATACATCTTTGCATGCTACACCATCTACACAAGGAGCAACTTCACCTGGTGCAGGAACATAGGGGACATCATTAAATGTTTCTACATGTGTGCCTGAAGGCATAGATGCGTTAATGTGATATTCACCACACAAAAATGCATAATTGAGAAATGCAAAATCCATGGGTAGTTGCCCTCTACCATGTTCAACATCAATGACAACTTCTTTAGTCCTGTGTATCTTTAAACCAAGATCATAATTTACTCTAGTTGCAACTTTGATAAGTTGTTGGGGCTCAATCATACCTTCTAAAGCATATGTAGAAAAATCAATAGATACGTCTTCCATTAATTGAGTGAACGTCCTGTATTTTTGTGATACTCCCATTATCTATGTATATTTATTTTGTTATCAGAATCTTCTGCAGGAACCTTCATTGTATTCATCATTGTATTGATGACTTGACTTTCTATTTCTGCAAATAATGCCTCCGGTATATATATTGGTTGGTTGTATCTAGGAGTGCAGTCATCTTCGGTATCACAATTCCATTTTGTAATATCTGAATTAAATACTCCTTCAAGTTTTAATGCATCCCATTCTATATTAGGTGAGTATATATATCCATCTAACCACCAAAAATATCTTGTTGTATTGTACTTAAATGACGTTGTTTTAGTCATAGAGGTATATGTACCCGGTTGAGTAGCTTGAAGCTCCTGAGAGCCGTCTATGGAGCTTACAGTGCGTATAAGCGGTCCCCAATATCCTTCTATCATAGATGGCAACCTAACTTTACTTCTTTTTATGGTGCACCCACTGCTTATTCCTGAACAGTGCGCCTCTACTTTATCTACATCTACTAATTCAATATACGGTAGTGCTTTCCAGACAGAGTTAAATTTCATTAACTTATTAGCATAATCTTGTCTGCGCATTAATACTTGGGCAAACTTTTCTATTAAGCTATATATATATCTGTCTGTAACATATGCATCTTGGACTTCTGCTTTAACTTGCCCTCTGATTCTTGATATTGCTTCTGCTATTGTTGACATGTTCTTTATGTTTCAAATTCATTATAATTTTTTAAAGCTTCTTTTGTTTGTTCAATATTTGAATCATATAAATGAGCAACTCTATATTTATTTTTCATAACCACATACTTTGTCCAGTTAGTTGGATATGTTTTAGCTACCGCTCTTTTAAATTCTCTACATGCAACAAATCTCCATAGCTCTCTATTTTTATATCTATATCTTGTAGACCAGTTAGTGTAAAAGATTTTTCCTAAATTTCCATCAGTTTCCCAATTCTTATTTTGTAAAATTTTACCATGTTCATGGGATAAAGCATAATTCGGATTAATGGTTTTAGAAGAAGCACATGTTCCAATAAATAAATATCCTAATGAATCAGGGAGCTCTACCCCATCTCTGTGATTAATAACTGCATTCCATAGTTTTACATTATATAGTTTAATTATTTTTTTTAATTTATTATTATCAATATTGGAATATGATGGCTTCTTATCTTTAAATTCTTTTATTGTTTCTTTATTTAATATACCCAATCTTTTTTCTCTATATCTAGAAGCGTTGAGATCGGGTTTTTTAAAATTGTTAATCATATAGTTATATTTATAATTTACAAAAAAAACCCCACTTAATGAAATTTAATTGGTGCCATTATTGTGCTTGGTATGTTAATTCACAAATATTCCCTATTAGTGGATCTTGTAACTCTAGTTTACCCGACCTTCTATTTCCAACAAATTTATTATGATAATGGTAATAATCTGTTTTTCCTAAACTGGGCAATGTCTTATGAATAAACCCTGTTGTTTCAGCAGTAGTCATATATTCTATTTTCCTTTCTGTATGGAAATGACCTGTAAATAAAGTTCTGTTAGTGGTATCACCCCATTGTTTGGGATATTCTGTTGCATAGACTAATGGTGTATTTTTACTTGGTTTATCACCATGCTCGAATGCATTGAAGTTATTGTGCCATATGTGAACTTTTCTTTCCTCATATTTTATATCCCAAGTAATTTCATCACTTTCTATAGACTTAGATAATGCATGGGCTAAATGATATGAGGATAATCTATCATGATTTCCGGGCACATATACCACTACTAATTTGTTACAAAATGCTTTAATATAATTAATTGCCCAATGCATTGCATCAAAGGCTTGTGTATATGCCTCTGTGGAGCTCATACAGTTATCCAATGGTGTTCCTGCAGTAGTTGTACCATCAAAGGTGTCCATGTTGATTAGATCGCCTCCTACAACAAAATATAATTTTTCAATATAATGTGATGTAGCTGCTCTTTGTAATAAATTGATAATTGTATCTTCAAAATCTTTATCAATTGTTTCATTACCTTCTTTACCAAAATGGATATCCTGCAAAGACATTACTCCACAAACTTTTTGCCCACTTTTAATTTTAGATATATCTACTTTAGGTATTTTGTAAGTCTTGGGAGTCCAAGACTCTAATAATTCCTCAAGATTACTTATTGAAATATCTTTCTTTCTTGATATTAATGCTGAAACTCTCCAATGGTCCCCCATTTGTTTATTCCAATACTGAGATAACTTCCAAATGGTAGTATCAATATTAAGTAAAGATATAATTTCTTCTGGAGACTTTGGTTCATGAGAAAATGTTCCGGATACTTTACCCTCTCCTTTTTCTAAATCAATAGCTTCAGCAATCTGTGCATTTTTAGATGCACCAAAAAAGAATTTATTTTTTTGTCTAACTTTTCTTTTTTCTGAAAGAACCTCTTGCTTGATTTCTAAATATTTAGATTCTGTAATTCCTAATTTAGCAGAACAGTATCTAGCATTCTTTTTCCATTTTAATGTTTCTGCAATTTGTTTCTTAATGTTGGCCATAATAAAAAATTGTTAATTATCCAAAGATATATGAAAAGGTTTATTAAAACAAAAAGAGACTGAGTTACCCCAGTCTCTTCCAACTTGTGTGGTAGAAAACCAACAAACCACCACTCTGTTGTTTTTATTATACTATGTAGCTAAAGTAGAAAATAATATTTCAATTGGTTTACATGAGGATGAATTCGCTGAATCCACAACCTTTACTTTATATGCTGTGCTGGCAGATAAATTTGTTATTGTATAGTTATTTATCGTAGTTACAATGGGCACAGTATTTTGAAGTACCCAGGCTCCAGGAGCCACTTGAGTATTAATATATATATTTATACCAGCACTAGAACTCCATATACCATTCCAAAGAACGGATGCTGTAGAGGCTGTAATAACACCCGCATAAACATTGTATGGATCATGTTGTAGATCATTTGATGTACACGCACCCAAACCATTACTTAATATCATAGCAAATTTTTGGATAATTGAATCCAATCGCTCTCCTTTGGTTATTTGCAATAATGCACTTGGATCTCCAATTTGAAATGTAGTACCGCAATAACTCACACATTCTGCACATTGGATATCATCACATCTTTCACTACCCACACTGCAATCAGTATAGGTGCATGCATTAGTTAGAGCTGTATCAGAACAACTACACGTTACACTACATTTTGTACAATTACATGCCATTTTTATATCTTTTTATTTTTATTAAGGGGTTGGGCCGCAGGCATTTGTTATTTGAGAAATAACTGATGTTGTATCATAATTTACAGTATAAGTACCACCAGTAGCTGTAGCCAACGTTCTCCAAGGATAGGTTGTTGTTCCTCCACTCGGTGTATATGGTTTATCAACTCCTTGACCTAATATAAAGACTTTAATTCCATTGGAAGCGCATGTTATAGCTAATGAATTTAGTCTAGTTACATCTGTAGCAGTAAACGCATCATCATCACCGCTTGGTAAATCATCAGTATAGATCAATACGTACTTTGCCACACCCGTTCTAAATGCTCCAAGTAATTGGTTAGATTCTACAATTAATCCAAGAGCCATATCTGTTGGTTCTGGGAAACCAGATCCCGCTCCTAAAGGCCAACCAGCTGTTGGAGAACCTGTATTAAGTTTAGCTAATTGTGTTTCAAAAGATGTTTGGTTATTAGTTTGGAACATCTCTACTGCAGTAATAAACTGATAATCAGATGATCCTGTATTTATAATTCTTTGTGCTGATGGTAATGCTAAGTAATCAGTTGATGTAACATATGTCGGTGTAGATGAAGAGCTCTCATCAGCTAAGGCTAATCCTAATCTATAGTCATTAGTTCCTGATTGAGTTATAATTTCAGCAATAATATCAGATATCCCAGTTTTAACACCGTTAACAACAGTACCCATACTAAATGTATAGTCTAATAAAAATACTACATCTAGCCCAGAATTACATGCAGCTGCAGCAGTAGTAGTAGCAAACGTTGTTTGATTTGGACATATTTTTGTAGCACCGTTCATAACAACAGTTATTCTAATGTTATATGTAGTATTAGGAGTTAATCCAGTAAATACATGTGATGGAGTTGCTCCAGGATTGCTTATTGTGGTTGTATCAACTAATACACCTGTTAATGCATTAAGTATATCAATTGTATATGTTGCTGTTAAACCAAGTAAATTATTAAAGCCAACAGTTGCCGAAGTAGAAGTTAGTGATGTCACATTAACATTTGCTGGACAAGGTAATAAACCGTTGATAACTGTTGATTGATTTTCATTACATCTATTTTCACTTGTACTATCTGTTACACAAAATGCAACTAAAACAGTTAAGTTTTGTTGAGTATTTAATGTATTCACTGCTAATGTAACTCCAGATGCATTATTCTGAAGTGAACTAACACTTACCGTACTAGTTACTGAAAGTCCAGCAGCATCGGTTATTGTGATTACTGTTGATCCTGCACAATCATTAAATGATGCGGGAATACTACTTGTTTGAAAGTTAAAAGTTACACTTGCTATTTCTCCATTTGTATCCAGATTATTACTTGTACTATATCCAAATATTACTGCATCACATCCAGAAGGACAGCAGTTTAATTGTATGGAGGCTATAGCCGTATACATATCATCTATAACTACCCATGCATTTTGTACAGATTGTGCAAGATTAACAGGAGAACTATTCCAACCACCAATACTACCATAGTCACTTCCTGGATTAGTTAATTGAGAAGTTGCTGAAACAATAAAGCTTTGTTGAATAGTCAACAAGATTGCTGCAGGTAAACCTACTGCTGTCTCTAATGTACAGAACCGAGCCTCTAAAGCAAGTAGTAATACAGATACATTTGTTAGGACAGCGGGCATTACACAAGTGGGTATAACTTGTGTTTCAACTACAGCACCAGAACAAGGTAAAACGCATGCTTCTAAAATTACTAATCTTCCGGTAATATTTGTAAGAGCCGAGTTAAGAGTATTTATGCTTGATAGGTTAGTACACACTTGATTAGCAATAAGTGTGGCAAATAAATCTAAACGTAACTCTGTTACAGGATTTCCACTAGCATCGTTGTACTGCAAACATGCAGGTAATGTCATTATAGGCAATTCAGTTTGTGGTGCAACTGAATTTGAGTTTGCACATATCTGAACAACCATGGATTGTAAGACAGGTACTAAAGTAGTTGGTGTTAATCCGGCTATATTTAAACAAGTTAAATCTAGACCTGTAAGATTTGGATTAGCAGTAACACCACTAGTTATTAATGTGCATACTTCAGTAGCTAATTTATATACTACCTCTGTTACAGTATCGCCTGAACATAGATCTATACATGCAATATCGGGACCTTGCCATACAACACAATTTGATGATATATTATCACATCCATTTGTTGATATGCTTGAACTAGTTGGAATCATAAATATTTTTTTTACTATAATGCAATGTGATCTTACACTCTATACATTTATAATATACAAAAAATTTTAAAACCAAACAAGAAATGTCTGACTTTAAAATTTTTAGTAAAATATATATGAGGAAATTTTATGCTTCTTCGTACACCTCTTCTTTCACTTCTTTTTCTTCTGAAGGGGAAAGAGCGCCATCTTCTAGACTGATATTTACAGACCCATATTTTTCTTCTAAAGTAGAACTTAGTACTTGCCATTCACCTTGCTTAACAACATGTTTGTTTACTAACTGATTCTTAACCAGTTCAGCATTACCAATACTCATTAGTAGGTTATTAATTTCACCTTGAAGTTCTTTAACTTTTGCAAGTTCTTTTGATGTTAGCTTTTTAGCTTTTGATTTTGCCATGGGAATGGAGTTTAAAAATTATTTTTATGTAACAAAGATAGTAATATTTTATTTATTTCCAAGGGAGTTCATTAATTATTTTATGCTCAGGCCAAACCTCTTTATATATTACTTCTTTTACACCTGCTAAATGATCACTTCTAAAGTGTTCTGTTAAGAAACGATTTACTTCTTTTTTAGTTAATGTACTATAATCTCTAGTAAGTATAGGATCTTCAATATGATTGGGTATAACAAACGTTGATTGCACGGCATGACTATTAGGTTCGTGATAAGGTTTTAAAGATTGGGGGATGACTAAAGTACCCCTAATTTCAAAAATTATTTCTTTAAGTAAACCCCGTTCATTAGTGCTTAGCGATATTACTTCTTGGTAATATTTTATATAAAGATTTTTTTCTGGTAATACAACAGGAACTTTAGCAATTTTTTTTGTTTTAGTAACTGCCTTTTTTTTAGCAACAACTTTTGTTTTAGGTTTTCTAACTTTTTTTACAGTAACTTTAACAGGTGTTCCTGTTGCAAGTTGATCCATAGTTAAAAATCCTTCAACAACTTCCGTGTTCTTTTTTAATGATACCTTTTTCTTTGAAGGCACCTTTTTCTTTTTCAGAGGTGTATTCTTTTTTTTGCTCATAATTTTATTATTTACAGGTTCCCATTCTTGTCCATGTTAAATTTGTACTGTGCCATGATCCTCGTGTTCCCCCACCTCCTTGTAATAAAACAGCATAAGTTCCTGTAGCTGCATATGTAGTACATGTAGAATTAGAATATAGATAATTATTAAATATATCTGTAATATCTGGAGTATAGTATGTAGCTCCGTTTGCAGCACATGCAATAGTAGCAGTACTTCCATATCCCAATGTGACTGCAGTACACCCAGCACTTTGATCATAATCATACCATTCATCCATTGGCCAAGGTGTGGTTGTAGTAGGTACAGATGAACTAGCTGTATTTAAAGCTGGGTAACTCATTCCTGATCCGCCAGTATTTCCCCCATTAATAAGATCTTCATATACAATCGGACCTGTAATAGAACCAGTCCCATAAGTTGAATAATATCTTTCTTGAGCTATACCCAACAATGTTAATGCGCCTGATGATGGAACTGCCATATTATTTTAGTTTTCTTTTTAAATCTGCTACTTCACTGGTAAGTTCTTTGACAGCTTCTATTAATAGTGGCACAAGCTTAGAGTAATCAACTGTAAGATAATCTTTACCAGATTTAGAAATATACTCTCCATCATCATTTAATTCATCCTCTAAGTAATCTATTGGAGCAAGACCCACTGCTTCGGGCAATACTGCGTTAACTGATTGGGCAGATAATCCAACTTGTTGTTTTTTATTATCAAAACCTAAAGATTTTGCCAAATCATTTTCAACATAGGTAAATCCCTCAAGAGAATTAATTTTATCTAACGCATTTTCAATATTACCTGTTTTAGTTTTAAGTCTTTCATCTGAGAAATATGCAGTAATGTTACCTGTACAAACAAAGTCTTGATTTACTCTAGTATATGAACTACTGCATTGCAATCTTTGTGAACCACTGGTTGATACAGTCCATTGACCAGTAGTAAATTCCATTTTTGTAGTGGTGTCCCCCGTATGAGCAATAGCAGCTGGAACATATAAAGTAGAAGAAACAGTAACAGATCCTTGTAAAAAAGCATTACTTGTTACTACAAGTTGTCCTGTTATTACATTTCCATTGCTTGATATACTAGATAGTCCAACATCAGAAGGTGTAGTAGAAAATGGTAAATCATCAACATTGCAAAACAATACATCTTCAGCACCATCACTATATAATAGTTTATCATTTACATCAAGTGTAGTTCCTGTTGCATCCGTTGTTGCAAGGATTATATTAGACCCACCTGCATAATCTGGAGACACTGTTCCTGAACCAGTAAATGTTCCACCAGTTAAACCCTGACCTGTTCCTACACTTGTAACTGTTCCTCCACCTGCAACCCAAGACATAGTACCCGTAGTGGTAGAAGACAAGACCTTATTTGCACTTCCCGGAAGTTGAGGTAGTATATATGTTGCACCTGTAGCAAAAGTGTCAGGAGCTCTTAAAGAAATTGCTGTAGTACCATTACTTGAAATACCTCTAAGCTTTAATAAACTAGCGGTGGTTGAAGCAGCTGCTACTATTACATCAGTTCCAAAGTAGGTATTACCTGCTGAAAAAATTGAAAGATAACCTCCAGAAGAATTCAGTATTGATAAAGTAGAACTAGATCCTAATGTTAATGTCCTGCTTGTTGCAGCAGGTACAGAAAGATTTATAGATCCAATATTTGTATTTGCAGTTGCATATCCACTATCATTAGTCCATTGAGATATATTACCACTCTTATTGGTGAATGTTTGAGTATTACTTGCCGTAGTAGTACCTGTATTAGTCGTGTAACCCTCACCATTGGTCAACTGATTGTTGTTGGTAGGGAAGCCTGTAGCCGTTAAGTTGCTCAGGCCATTTCTAGTCAACGTAAGTGTTCCACCTGAGTATGATGCACCACTCACATAGTAGTTGCTGTTATCATCATTTGGATTAAAGGTAATAGTGTCAGTACTAACATCTGTCGTGATAGTCATACCACCCGCTGCAACTAGTGTTAATGTGTCATTATTGCTATCAGCAACCACTGTTGATTGACCACTTACTGCAATATTCTTAAATATGTTCTGTGATGAACCTTTGTCTGAGTTGGTTACCGTTACTGTACCACTTGTCCCACCACCACTAATACCTGCACCGGCAGTAACGCCTGTGATGTCTCCTTGAGGTGCTAATGCTATAAGACTTGATATTGCAATCTCTTTGACCGTTGTGTCAGTGTTATCTTCATACAGAATCTTGTCAAGCGTGGTTATCGTAGTGCCTGCTCCTGCGCCATCCACAAGGTTTCCTGACCCTGCATAGTCTACATTTACAGTTACGCCACCGGAAGTACCACCACCAGTTAATCCTGTGCCAGCAGTTACAGCAGTGATGTCACCTAGGTTGGTTGTATAACCGGAATCATTAGTCCACTGGCTAATATTGCCTGACTTATTAGTGAAAGTTTGGGTATTGCTTGCAGTAGTTGTTCCTGTATTGGTTGTCCACCCCAAATTGTTATTGAATATGCTAAGGGGGATAGATGAAATAAGTTGCTTGTTGTTTGTCGTGCCATTTACAGCAACCAAGCTATCTGTAGCAATCAATGTTCCACCTGCGCCTAATTCATTTAGGTCTAAGGATAGTGCTATTGTTTGGGCAGCGGCTTGATTCAGTGTAAAGGATGTCGCACCATCAAGCCCTGTTCCTGTGGTGACTGTGATTGTAGAATTGTTTACCGTTGGCAATGATGCAGAAGTGATGTACCCCGCGTCATTGGTCCATTGATTATTACTACCAGACTTATTGGTAAACGTCTGTGTGTTACTAGCGGTAGTAGTTCCTAAATTGGAAGTATAATTCGCAGGGTTAGTTGCATTATAAGGAGTAAACCCTAATCCACTTGTAACATTAGCTGACGTTAAAGATAACGTTCCTCCTAAAGTTATTGTACCTGTGCTTGTAATAGTACCTCCTGTAAGTGTTAAACCACTTACAGTACCAGATGTTCCTACACTTGTTACACCCGATGAAGTTGCATAATTTTGATTTTTTACAAAGGCTGTAGATGCGGCATTTGTTGAATTATCAGTATTTGTCATGGTGGGGACAATGATTGCTGATGTAAATGTCTTTGTATTAGCAAGATTTTGATTACCCGTGGTTCTAATCACAGTTGCATCAACTTGTATATTATTTGCATTAGCTGTTATACCAGCCCCTCCCACAACATCTAATGTGGGATTTGTAGTAGAAGTGCCTGTCTGAGTCATACCAGCTCCGGCTGTTACAGATGTTACTGTACCTTGTGGATTACTAAATGACGTAGTTAAAGTACCAGCATCTTGTTGTGTAAGTGTTAATGTTATTGTAGAAGATCCTGAATCACTAAATCCAGTAATCATATTATCATATGCTGAATTAGATTCTGTTGATCCACCACCTGACCAGGTTACTGCACCCCCAACAGTTAAATCATCTGTAGTGCTATTAAATGTTAATCCTGTATCACTTATAATGTTAGATGCACTATTCCAAAAAGCTACTCTCCCAGATGAACCACTACCTGTTACATTACCTACTTGTGTGTTATCAATTTTAGTCCATGTAGTATGAAATACCGCCCAATCTCCGACTTCCCAATCTGTTTCTCCATTTAAATTAGTTGAACCAGCTACAGATACTATATAATAATACCCTGAAGTTCCTGATGATGATGTTAGGGTTGGTGAATTTGTATTTGCATTCCAAGGTCCTTGGTAAGATAATACTCCTGTTACAGCTGTATTAATAGCAGTTTGAATTTGAGCACCAGTTGCTAATGCAGCAGAACCACTACTAACTGTAGCTGTTACTGGTGTTAATGTTTTTGCTGTTGTTCCAGCAGAAGCTAAAGTAGAACTATTCCCAGTTGCAACGGTGTTTACTTGTCCTGTATCTCCAGTTGTTACTGCTGTTACCCTTCCATATGCATCTACTGTAATATTATCTATCTTAGTACTATTTGATGTAGAACCATAACTTCCAGCTCCAACACCACCAGTTGCCATGTTGATAGTAATTGTTTCATTAGTACCCTGATTAGTTGTAAAGTCACCACCAGTAGTTAAATTTGTACCTGCAGATATAGTTATTGTTGCATCATTTACTGTAGGTAAAGATGCAGAGGTTATAAAGTTTGCATCATTATTAAATATACTTAGACCTATTTCATTAGCTGCTTTTCTTCTTTGTGCACTACTATCTAATACAATAAACTCATCTGTACCAGTCATTGCTGCAGTCATATCTGTAAATTCAGATAAATCTAAACTAAGTGAAGTAGCGCCAGAATCTAAACCAGCACTTAATGTAATTTCAGTTAAATCTAATGTAACAGCAAATGTAGAATTACCAGCTTGATTAGCTGTAAATGTAGCACCACCATTAAGTCCTGTATTGGTAGTCATAGTGAGTGTACCATTACCCGCTGATGGTAAGGCAACCCAGTCCACAGTTGATCCTGTAGTACTAAGTACTTGACCTGACGTTCCGGCAGATCCATTAATATCAAGCAATGTACCGCCCGCTTCTAAACTTACCGCTGTAGATATATTATTTCCAGATATATCCAATAACCTTTGTGTTCCTGTTACTGTAGCCATATTATATTTTTTTGCCTTTTAGTTTAAATCTTGTCATTCTATTCTTTATAGACGGATTCATTTCTGAAGCATACTTTGTTCCAAAAGTAATAAAATCTTTTTCATAACCCATTTTATAAGCATTTTTTGAAACATCTCCTGAGCCACTCACTTTGCAAAGTAATGTATTTCCTGATGAAGAAAAGTTATGTTCTGCTGTTTCTGTTCCACTATATGACTCCCAAGTTGTTCCGTCATCGTTAGATACAAAAAATGATAAAGTGCACCCGGAGGGTGTAAAATAATCTGGTCTATTCCAAAATACAAAATCTATATTAGCTGAATTAGCCAATGTATAATCACCATACTTTATTGTCCAATTTGCAATTAACTCATTTTTATATGTATCACTCCAAATTCTAAATGCATGCCCATCTGCTCCATACCCTACTTGAACCCACCATGCAGTTCCATTATCCGAATACATCCTTACTATTGGAGTTCCATAATCACTTCTATATGACCTACCTCTACCTAAAGAAGTAGTATCTTCGGTTGTACTTTCATATCTGTAAAGGGATACTATTCTATTATTGTCTTCATCAACCCATCCAGGATTCATGGCCCTACCTCTATCACCCGATGTTGGTATAAAGTCAGGATAGCCAACCATTTTATCCGTAGGTTGATTAGCTGTTGCGGATTGATATTTTGTGCCTACTCTAAATTGAATTTCATACTGATTACCAGGTGTAGTACTGTTTACATACCTTTGTGTTATTACAGTGGCTGTATTACCAGAAAAACATGGCGTAACATTAACCTTAGTTATTCTAGAATTTGTCCCTACCCAAAATACATTTGGAGCATTTACTGGATCTGGTATAAACCAACCTTGTTCATAACCATCATCTCCTTGTCCTGCATCACCCATATCACACCATACAGTCTTTGGACTTGCTGTTGAGGCATCTACAACTAATATAAAATTTGCGTTATAATAATAACCATATAAAACTCTATCATTAACCTCATCATACATCATCCAGTTTCTATAACCATTTCTATCTTGTGCTGCTGAACCGGAGTACATTACATTAGTATCATCTGTTTCTAATCTTTCTTCATCACCTGTGTTTAGATTTCTACGCATTACTTTTTTGTAATGATGTGAATCATGATCACCGGCATATATCCATTCTCCTGCTGCTACTAAACCACTAAAATAAGATGAACCAACTCTATTAACATATCCACCAGCAGTGTCTTGTGAACCTATAAATACATCTGGATTACTATGTGTAGGTCTTGCATCTTTAACAAATGTAGTCCCACCATCAACCAAACCACTATAATCAAAAGTAGTATAACCTTCAACATTATATGTCATCGCCACCCCCAACTTATTTACTTTGTCTATAGCTACTGAAGTTATATGATTATATGTTGTTGATGTATCTCTCCATAGAAATTGACTTTCGTAATACAGCCTTGTCATTGATCCGTCATTATTTAATCTTCTAACGGCAAATCCATCCCCCCATCCAACGGTAAATATTAAATCACCATCAATTTCATAGCCGTTAGTAAAACCAATAACCCTATCTCCACCATCGTACTCCCCACTACCACTACTAATAGTTGTATTGCTCATACCCCTTTTAGACACAGGAACAATAGCAATTTGACCACCGTAGTCACTTGCTGCACATCCCACAATGGTCTGTATATCTGCTCTTTCTATGCTAATTGATTTATACATTGTTCTATTTCAAATTTAAGTAGTTGTATCATTTCATCATTAAACCCATATCCAGGTTGCATTAAAAATTCTTCTTGTAAAGCCAATTCATATTCAGCTAAACAATTTAACCAATATTCTCTATCTGTATCTGGTTCCATTATATCCATTTTAAGTTGTTGTTATTTCAACCCAAAACTGGTGATAATTACTACTGGTATTTACATCTCTCATATAAGATGCATTTTGTCCACTGTATACTAATATTGCATTTGCTCTTAGTAATGCCCCTAGAGTTGTTGTTGAGTCCATCCATATTTCTATATGATCAATAAATCTTGATATAGGTTTTTCATACTGCACATAATAAGCTGTATTTAAATTTATAACTGTCATATTTGTAACTGACAAAGCACCAACTGTATAAACTTTGCTTACTGTACCAGCAGTAGAATAAAGCCCGCCTTTTACAGCAAATACACGGTAAGACATTGTACCTCCAGTTGTAAAGGTTGTATCTACTACTGTCATAGTAGCTGAAAAATCTGTTGGAGTTATTTGAGCTATAAGACCATAATCTCCACCATCATCTGAAGACCATACTTGATAGTAACCTATATCTGTTGTTGAAGACTGATTAAACTGTATCTCTATAGTTTCGCCTACAATAGTAGCAACTAAACTTCCGGGTGTTGCAGGAGTGGCCGGTGCAACATATGTTGGAACCCAAGAAGCTGTTAATGTACCACCATCCTGCTGGGTAGCTGTTAGTGTTTTAGTAGCTACACCCGTTACAGCCAGTAATGTAATTGTATCATCATAAGCACTATTCCACTCTGTTGAGTTACCCCCTGCTGCATATATAATATTTGGTACATAGAAACTGTTTCCATTAAAAGTAAAACCGTTTGTACTTGTTATTCCGCTTGCTGAATTCCAATAAGCCACCCTTTGATTAACACCAGATCCTGTTACTGTACCTTGTGGTACACCAGACACTGCGGTATCTACATAAGTTTTAGTTGCCCCATCTTGTGCTGATGTTGGATCTACTAAATTTGTTATTCTTGCTTGTGAATTAAGATCTAATTGAGTTGCATTTCTTAATCTTAATTTATCATCAGTAGTATCGTCAATTGTATCTAAATAAACAGTTGTTGAACCATTAAATATAAGTCCTTCACCTGGATCATTAAAAGATAATTGATTAACTCCGGTTATATTATAATTAGAACCACTAACACCTCCATTAGCATTTGTTAATCCGTCTATACCCCCATCTGCACCTATCTTACCAGTAAAACTTTTAACACCGGCTACACTTTGATTAGTGCTTAAATCAACATATCTACCATCTAAATTTTGGGAAAGGGTAGATAGACCAACACGCACTAGAGTAAGTGCGCCAGTGGATGTATTAAACCCCGTACTCGTTACATAATAATCAGTGGAGCTTGTTCCTGCACCTATATAGGATAGTAGAGTGGCACCTGTAACATATTTTATTACACCACCATCTGACATTAAAAATTTATCTGTATCAGAACCTATTACTGATATTGTAGATACTGTTAATTCTCCAGTTATACTTTGGGATGATAAAAATTTTATTGCCATAATTGCGTTTATGTATTGCTAAGATAAGGGTTTAAGGTAAAAAGGGAGCACAAAATATATATTATTTAAGTGCCCCCTCTTACCCTTAATTTTTAATTTACCAAACTTTTGACATCACAACTCTAATATAATTTATTGCAACCGAACTTGAGGTGCTCATAGATATAAGACCTGATGATGGATTTGCCGTTGTTTTTAAAAATACTTGTTCACCTGTAGATGCTATATATGTTTGAATTATCCATTGTCCAGAAGTCCCCAACCCATGAGTACCAGCCGCAATAGTCCATGATGACCCTGCTACGGCAGGAAATGTACTAGTATATGTTGTACTAGCTAAAACAGATGGTGTAACTGCAGTAAGATCATCTGTTCCAGCAAGAGCAAGAGCATCTGTAGATAATTTAATAATACCCAGTGTACTTTCCGTTGCTTGGGCATATGTTGTATTTGTTGGTGTTGCCCAAGTACCATTCCCTTTTAAGAAGGTAGAAGTAGTACCCCCGCTTGGTACATAACCCACCTTATTTGTTCCACCATATACATTAGATGTTAAGGTTAATTGAGTTCCTGAAATACTAGGTGTTAATGGTACAGTTTGTCCACTTCCAGTAGCTGCAACAACAGAAACAAGACCTGTATCATCATTTACCCATGGTACGTTAACTACTAGTTGACCGCTGGCATTGTTAGTAACACCGTATGTTCTGTTAGCCGTTGTTGTTTGTGATTGAGCTGTGGGTGTAGAGCCAGTAGTGTATCTTAATTTACCTAAACCAAGAGTAGAGGTGGTCATGGTAGTATAGGTGGTATTAGTACCTGTTATAGTAAGTGTACCACCTGACATTGCTGTTGAAACAGAACCAGAACCAGCTATAGTTAATGTAGCTGTAGGACTGCCAGCAGAAGATCCTCCCGTATCTCCATTAATAGTTTTCCAAAGATCTTGAACTATGTTTGGAGAAGTGTTGGTTAATGTTGCCACACCTGCAACAGTGTTGGAAGATATACCAGTCCCTGTCGGGTTTACATACATTAAACCAACTGTCGAGTTAGTTGCAAGATCTGTATCAGATTGAACAACTATAAAATCACCTTCAACAGAAGTTCCTACAGCAGCGGCTGTTTGAACTATAACTGAATCACCAGGTGTTAGAGGAGTAGCTGTGTTTCCAAAGAAATTACCAGCTACTGTTACCACATAGTAATCACCAACTGCTACCGCAACTCTCGATCCTCCAGACGTTAAATTACCACCACCAACTATTGCACCGGTGTTAGCATTAAACCCACCTTTAAATTCTAACAATCCTGTTAGTGAGGACTGAACAAATGCAGTGGTGGCTATTTTTGTACTACTATCTCCAGAAGCTGGAGTAACAACATAACCATAACCACTACCATCTCTTGCTACAACTTTAGAAGCTGTAGCAGTTGTTGTTCCATCTACATTTACGGTTAATGTCCTAGTGATTCCAACGGTAGCAAGATTTGTTGTAGCATAAGTACCACCAGCTATGTCAACTACATTACCTTGACTAACTGTAGTTCCAGATCCAGTATCTGCATCTAGGTTAAAAGAGGACATCGTACCAGTACCACCCGTATAAGAAATTGTAACGCCTCCACCTCCATTACCTATAGCAGATATATTACTTCCTGCTAGTATACTTATAGTATCACCATCACTTATTGTAGTGTCGGTACCTGAACTACCTGCTAATGTTAATTCATTAAACGGTAAAGCGTTAGTTATCGTTGGTACGGGTCCGGTAGCATTAGTTATACTTATACCAGCTCCTGCAGTTAATCCAGTTATATCACCTTGAGGAATAGCGGGAAAAGTTGTTAAATTTCCTGCTCCATCAATATATTGAGAAGCAGATCCTGCCATTGTAATAGCAAGAGTTCCTGAAGTGGTAACTGCAGAACCTGTGGTAAATGCATTACCTCCGTGAGATATGCCAACGCTTTCTACTGTACCAGTATTAGTTGTAGCATCTGTTGTAACTGTAAGAGTATTTGATGCTCTGGTTACGAGTATACCAGCTGATGATGAACCTGCTCCAACTATTAATACATTGTCAAGAGTTCCATCTGATCCATCAAGTTGTACACCTGCTGTACCATTTGTAGAACCAACACCAAATAACTCATATGTAGTGTTATCATCTGACCCAGTATCTTCTAAGGATGTCCAAGCACCATCTGCATAAAGTTTTAATTTATTAGTACTAGTGTTAAAATAGATTTGTCCTTCAACCCCTGCTGGATCAGCACTTAAGTTTTCAATTCTTGGTTTTACAAGTTGATTTTGATTTAAATCTACATTTCCCGTGACATCTAGACCTGTTAGAAATTTAATTGCCATAATATTTTTATTTTACTTTGTTATATTTGTATTGTTAGTTTAGAAACACACATCCTGAAAATGCTGAATCAAACGTTATCTTTATTACATTACTATTTACATAATCTACATTTCCAATTACTATTACAGTATTTCCATCAACAATGGTGACAGATGGATGCTTGCCGAGATTATGTGTTATATTCCAAACAGCCAGAGGTGTAGTAAAGCACTGAGTGTATGTTCCCCCTGAACTTATTAATGTTGCTAATTCTACTATTGTACAAACATTACTTGGTGTTGCTGGACAAGCTGAACTTGCTGTTTCATTTATAGGGGCCAATGGAGCAACAAATACACCCTTTACTTCTGTTGAAGCAACGGTCTTATTGCTCTTGCTATATTTCCATTCATATATAGAATGTGTGATAGCCGCTGATTCATAATTAACAATACAACATGGGGTTATACCAAACTTAACTTCTCTAAATACCATATAAGACTGCTCTGCAAAATTTTGCTCAACACTTATCCTTTTCTTGAGGGCTAACTCAGCGGTATATATTGCATTAGATCTTTTTGCTATAGCCATCTTATCTGTTTCTTAAATCTTGAATTTTTTGTCTTGCTATTTCTAAATTTAAATCTTTAACTGCAGGTTGTGCAGCTTGTGAGTTATTATAGTCATTAGCACATGTCTTATGAATATTTACTCCGTTTCCTACTGAATGTTTTTGGCATCCACAAGTAAAGGGTTTATTACATTGTACACAATTCATTTTTTTGGTTTTAAATTATATATGGGTTGGAACCTCCACAATTTCCTGAAGGACAACTTATTTTATTTAATCTTTGTTTAGCATATCTATAAAGCTGCATTCCTTTAGCAGACGATTGGCAATATTCTACATTTGCAACAGCTGCATCAATCATGGTTTTAATAAAACTCATTTCACTTAATACATCTTGTCTTTGAGAATCTGGTTGACATGCTTGCACATCTATATCACATAATACTTGATAATACTCTGTAAGCAAAAGTGTGACTCTTAAATGATTATACTCTACAAATACTTTTTCGTTAGGAGACACACTATATCTAATAATATATATTCCATCTGTAAGGTTTTGCTGTTCTGTTCCACACAGCTCTGTTTGAGTACCTATTACACATGCATTTAAGCACATATCAAAATCTTTCTCAACTTTGGTTAGAACTGGAACAGAGTAACCAGGGAGTGTTATTAATAACTCTTCGCAGTCAACGGCAAGTTCAGGAGCATATTGACTAGTATCTTTAATACATAAAAGTCCACAGTTTGACACAGTGGGTATTTCTAAACTTAATATATGCTTATCTGCCATGATTTATGAGTTTATTACTCTATATATATAATATACAAAAAAAACTAGATATTATAAAATAAAAAGAGCAGGAGTTTTACGTCCTGCTCTAATTCATTTAAAAGTGTAAACTTTTAACGTAACCGTTTATTACAGTTATCCATCAATTGTTTCCATTGCAATATTCTGTCCAGCAGCAACTGCTAGTGCAACCAATCTGTCTAAGATAGCTTCAACTGCTGTTTTTGCAGCTGTTTCAGAATCCTTAACAAAAATTTGGTAAACATATTGGTCATGATCAAACACACCACTTGGGTTGTTGAATCTTGGAACAACGTGTTGTACATAGTAAGCTTTATAGACAGCTGATCTAGTTACAAAATCAAGTAAATCATCAGACATTTCAATCTCTCTAATTCTAGCACTGTCTGCGTTTCCTTGATTATAAGGAGACTGACGGTATCTTTCAGATAAGATTAAAGCTCTAATTACTTCTTCACCTTGAGTTTGTTGCATTTGACCAGGAGTCCTAGCAGCAGTACCACAATCATTACAAGGATTTCCAGTTTCATCTAGAATGCTTGCAATAATTTCAACTGGCTCTGCATTATAGTGATCTCTAGTATCAAATGAACAGTTACCAAATTTAGTGTCTACGTAAGCTCCAACCCAGTGAACTATGGCACTAACTTTAGAAGTTCCATTAGGATCTGTTGATGCAGTATAGTTTCCAGCAGATGCGGTACCTTTTGCCTGAGCAATAGTATACGATGATTGAACAACTTGTCCAGCAGCATCTGTTACAGATACAACTACACCACCCGCTCCAACTGCATCAATTGTAATAGTACCAGCACTACCACCAGATTGAACAACTGTAAGTACATCACCAGCAGCATATCCTGAACCTACAGCGGCTATAGAATATGTAGCTATTGCACCAGTAGAAACAGTGAGAATGTTAATTTTAGCACCAGATCCACCAGATGGAGAAACAGTGGTAGCAAGTCCATCAGCAACAGTGTAACCAGCACCACCGGCAAGTGCAGTACTTGTAGCAACACCACCGAGAGCTGCTTCAGCAACAAATGGTTTGATTAATGGATTCATTAAGACCATATCAGCTTCAGTAGCAAGTACTAATGCAGGATCTAAATATTCTTGTCCATCAACGCAACAAATGTTTGCAGAATCACCAATAGCATACGCATTGTGATTTAAGAAACGAAGTGCAGGAGAACCTTTTACATCCATTCTCATGAATTGCGTAGTTCCACATGGAACGCATGCTGATCCCAATGATAAAGATGCAGTAGCTGCAGTTGCAGTTCGCGCAGGAACTTCCCAAACTCTTTGGATATATTTTGGGTTAATTCCTTTAGACTTTACAGATTCTTTGTATCCCCCATGTCCTGGATTGTTTCCAATTGAATCTTTGTCATAAAGTGATCCTTGAACTAAATAAGCTAAAGAATTTGCTGGGATTGTTCCTCCTACAGCAGCGATAGTTTCCCAATCTGAGTCAACTACCAATCCTAGTTCACCTTTAGCAAGTGATTGTGTAGCAGTTCCCGCAGCTGTATCAGCGGCATTTACTACAAACGTTTTGAAAAACGCATTATTAAAATAAGCCATAATTTATAAGTATTTATGCAAGGACTATTACCCCCGCTAGTTATATAGATGATTTTTACAGTTTACTCTGTTCGTAACATAAGCGTTACTATAATAATATACTAATTGTATATTAGAATACCAAATTTAATTATTTCTTTCTGCAGCTGCTTGTCCTCTTTGTTGCTGATAAATATTCTCTATGTCACCTGCTATAATTGAAGCGGCATCATCTAACATTAATTCTGCCAAATCATCTTTAAATTCACAATCAATATTAACTGTGGAAACAAGTCCTGTATATGGATCAACACAATTTAGAATTTCAATATATACAGGTTGTCTATAATATGTTAATACTGGATTAACAATAGCAAAGTCTGTATTTCTATATATTCTAATTGTATTATTTATCATTGTACAGAACGTTTCTCCCCATTCAAAGTCCGGATTTTTTAATGGATCTCTAAGAAGTAAAGGAACATTGGCCTCTTCAGCTAAATACACAGTCATACTTCTAACAGGACAACAATCAGTTTGAGCATCTGTACTCACTCTTTTATATTCTAAATATGCACCTGTTGGAAAATTATCACTTTCAAAATAATCATCTGTAGATGTTCCTGTTAGTGATAACTCAATCAACAGGGGTTGTAAATCATCAATTCTTTTTTTTGATAACTCATCACCTTCCTTATACATATTACCCCCGTGTAAATTTCTTCTACACCATTCTACTTGAGCTTTATTAAAAGCCTCAACAAACTGCCAACATTCTATATTATCATAGTCTTGACTATCTAGTTTATTTAATCTTTGCTTAAGTTTAATTAATAGGGTATTATTATTCATTGTCTATATAATTAAGAAGCCCAGTAGGGTTCAACTTTATCTAAAATAGCCATCAGTGATTCTTCATTTTCAGGCTTCCTTAAAAATTCAAAACATTCTGCAGGACTTTTTCCTAGTCTAATACCACTATCAATTGGTTCAATCCAACCCCCAGCTTTAGTAGTTATAAATCTATAGTATAAAGCATCTTTTACTAATGCCCTTATTTTTAATTCTTCCATAGTAAGCTTAGATACTTCAAGAAATTGACTAGCAGCTTTTTTCTTTGAAGACTCTGTGCCTAACCCATTAATATAATTATCCATATTTTCATATAGAATATCATTAGGGGTAGACTTAATGTATTGTACACTATCTGTATCACATATTTTAGCAACATACATTAATTTAGTTGTATTAGTGTCATAGAGCTTTTGTAATTCAACTAAAGATTTATTTTTTAATTTACTTAATTCTGTACGTGTACTTAAACTTTCTTCTGCCGTATCTAAATAAAATTTAGGCGCAGTTGCTGCTTCTTTAGCGCTCCTTAATGATTTTGCAACAATAGAGAATCCTCCAGCGTTTATTGCATATAATTTAATTAAATCATAAGGATCTTTTGTAGGATCTAAAAATACAGGATCATTGCCACATCTTAATGAAATCTTATCCCAAAAATCAGAATTATCAGGTTTCATTACAGTTAATTTATTCCAAAAATCTTTGTCTTCCGGATCTACTACATTAGCCGCTAATTCAGCTTCTAATTGTGCAACAGCAGTTCTTATTTCAGAAATCTTAGCTTTCTTTTTTTCTTTAGAAAGCATTTTTACTTCTGGAGCAAATTCATTAAGTCCTGTTACATAGCGTTTTATACCGTTTATTTCTAAACAAGCTAGATTCTCTTCATGGTATACTCCGTCATGGAGAGATAATCCATATTGTTCTAGTCCCATATTTTCTTTACCCGGAGTAAAAAAAGGACGCACTGCTATAGTGGGTTTTTTTCCTTGTTGATACTTTTCTACAATTGTGTAATCACTCATTATTATTTTGGTTTTAAAATTAGTAAATGTTTATAATCAAAGGTACATAAAATATGTACAGTTTATTTATTAATAATTTCTAAAGTAAGGTTTTACCCTTACTAAAGTTTTTGATTATGCATCATAAACAATTTTTAACAATCCTGCAGTATGATATAAATCTCCATTAACTAGACCGGCTGCTTTTGCAGCAGTATTACTTACATGCGCTCTAGTTAAAATATCTTTACCAACTGCTGTTGAAGCAATTATTTTAGATACACCTAAATTAGTAAATTCAGTTGTTTTATTTGCCTTTTTTATAGATAGTCCCATTATTATATTTTTAAAAGATTAAAGAAAAGGGGAGGGATTAGCCTCCCCTTATCATATCAAAAAGTGTTCTTAGAATGAACCGCCTGTGACTGGGTTTCTCATTACAATTTTAAGAACTTTAGTTGGATCTTTCACCCAAATAGCAGGCATAGTTTGAGTCATCATTACTCTATAACCATTGAAGTTTCCAGTAGAAGCAAATCCTTGAGATCTTCCCATGTAGTCCATAGTACCGTTCTGGTAGAACCACTTAAGTTGATTATCCCAAGAAAGCTTTAACAAGTGAATGTTATCATTTCCTTCATCTGTTACGTCAAAGATAATAAAGCTATAAGAACTTAGAGGACGACCATCAATTAATGGGTTCTCAATGTCATTAGTATTCAAGTTATCAAATGCTGGATTTAATACAAACTTAACGTTAGCTAAGAACGGAATAGTAAAGCTTGTGTAAGCAAAACCATAATCTAAATCCATACCAGAACCTTTAACAGCTCCAATCTCAGAAGCATTTTGAACTAATCCTGAACCATACACTTCATCAGCAATAGCCTTATTAATCAATTGCATTCCTGCAATACCTGTTTGTACAACAAGTGATCTTTGTGGGTCTGGACCTTTAAACTCAACTTTACCTTGGTAGAAGTTGTAAAGTTCAGACTTAAACATATCAAGTGTAAATGAAGACTTGTTATATACTCTCTTGAAAGAGTTATCTAACTGCGCCCATAAACCTACAGACAATCTAATATCATCTGGTCCATCTTGCTTAATTCTACCACCTTTACCCCACATTAGGTAAGTTTCAATATCCGTTGCAATTTTAGATAAGTGAGCTGCTTCCATATTTGTAATGAAAGTTCTTGTTAAAGTTCCATTTTCAAATGCTTCTCTAGCTCCTGCTTTACCCATGTTTGCTACAAGCCCTTCAATACTAGGTACAGATGGGTTGTTTGGATCAGTGTTAAAGTTTCTCCAGATCTCCGTTACTGGAACAGTACCATCAGCGTTTAAACCACCTTTGATCATTAAGTCTGCTCTTGAAGAAATTGAATAGTGAACGTGTGCTTCTGCTCCACCTACAAAGTTGTAGAATTCACGGAAACCAGAACCTGTTTCAATATCAGAGAATCTTTCACCATACTCGCCTCTTGCAGAACCTTTTCTAAAGTACTTTGTACCTTTAGCTAAGTATTTTTCATCTAAGGAAACGGTGTTATTGTTATTTACTAATTGAACAGTATAAATGAAACCATCACCTGCTGGGATAATATCATCCGCAGTAATGTAAAGTTCCAAACCATTATACTTGTCATAAGTGATAATATCACCATGACCAAAGGTTCTTTTAGAAATTTTAATTTTAAAGGTTGTTCCGTCAATACCTTTAGTTGTGTTTGCTGCATCAACATCTGCCACAATATAGGGTAGATCTTGTGCAATAGGAGTTTGCCATTTGTACTCACCGCGAGCGTTGTCTACCATGATAGTGTTCTTTCCACCAAAGGAAGCCATTTGATACAAAGGCATTTCTACCTTCTGGGTCATTGCCCAAAGATCTACTGGTCCCATATCCATAGGCTCAGCGTTGCCGAGCATTTGAGTTAGGTGATAAGAATCTACATGAGAACTAGCTTTGTAGCTTGTATCTCTCAGGAAAATTCCATTATTTAATACTGGTGTTGCCATAATTTTGAATTGTTTTTAATTAGTGTTTATATTTATGATTATTAAATCCTTTTGAAAATGTTGTTGGTCCTTTGTAATTTCTTACCTTTTGGTTTTCTTTTTGTATCCTCGCTTTCTTGTACACCAAGAGAAGCTGAACTATTACTTGCAGCTGCAGTTTTTAATTTTCTTACAGTTGTCTCAACACTTTTTTGAGCCCCTTTATCCATGATTTTTGCTTTGTATCCATTTGGATCAGACAATAACCATAGAGCTTCAGAAATTAAAGTATAATTTGGTTCAACAAACTGATACTTTTCTAAAAGGTGTCCTAATAAGTTTGTGTTCTTTCCACTCACTGATGGGTAACTAGGTTGCACTAAGCCGTTATATAACATAGCTTGTGTCTTTCTATCTACTTTGATATCTCCTAAATTTCCTTCTTTAAGCGTTTCATATACATTAGACATGTATTGTTTAGAAGCATGCTCTTGTTGTTTTCTTTTTAAGTCTTGCTCTTGAAGCTTTTTACCAACAATTTTTTCTTGCATCTTATCCAACTTAGGTTTAAACTTAGAAGCCTGTTTTTCAAGCTTTCCCAAGTCTTTCCAGATTTCTATTTCTTCAGCAATTTCTTCTGAAGTTCCGTAACCTGTTGCACCTAAATATTCTTTAATAATTGTTTCTTGATCTGCTTCAGATTTAATGTTGAGTGATTTAGTTTCTTCTACACTACCTAAAGTATTAAACAAACCTTTTAAATCTTGTCCTCCATCTGCAACATATCTTGCAGCAATCTGTAATTCTTCTGGTAAACTTGCAAAAAATTGTTTGGGTGTTTCACGCCTTACTTGATTAGCTCTTTCTTCTAAGTTAGCTTCAATTAATTCTTCCCAATCTTTAGCCGTGTAATCATTAAATGATTTATCATCATCAAATGGTACAATTTTTTCAGACTTAACCAGTTTGTCAAATACATCAGAAATACCAGATATAGATTTTCTACCTCTTGTTTCTTTTTTTTCAAGATCCTCTTCAGTTTCATCATCTAAAGTATCAAGGATATCTTTTACATCTTCTGTTTTAGCTTCAACCTTATCTTGGCTTTCTACTAACTCATCTAATGTTTCTTCTGAAGCAGAATCAGAATCTTTTACTGTGTCCTCTGCTTTTTTACTTAAATCATCTACTTTATCATCATCAGTATCTGCAAATGAAAAATCTGCTTTTTCATTTAAACCAGATAAAATGCTTGGCTTAGTTTTGGTTTCATTAGGCAATGTAATATCACTGCCGCTAGGAGCGCCATTGAATATTTCATCTAAGTTTACATCTAATGTTTCTACCTTACTATTCACTGTAGTTTCTTTTGTATTCATAATATTGTTGGTTTTATTATTTAGTACGACTGCTTATATATACAATATAATAAAAGTTTACGTATGATACAACATATTAAACTTATAATATTTTACTATAATGCAATGTTTTTAGCAGTATATAGCTAACGCCAATTATTTGTCCTTAGATTTTTTAGAATCTTTGACATCGTACTTATTTTTGTTCTCTCTGGCAATTTCTAAATCTTTGCTGGCAACATCTCTTGTAGCAGCAATTTTTTCTCGCTCAACTTGGAGTCTTTCTTTTTCCAAAGTTCCTTTCATTGCCATCTCATCACGCTTCATATTAGTCTGTTCTTGATATCTTGTGGTTTCTCTAATTTCTTTCATAGCATCTTGATAATCAGACACTTTGTTTTCATTTATATCAACCATAGAACCATAACCAGCTGCTCTAATTTCTGCAATTGTAATATCATTCTGTCTATCTTTTTCATTTTCAGACATTTCAGCTTGAAGTTTCTGTTGTTCTTCTTGCGCTTTAGCTTGAAGTTGTTGTTCTTGCATTTGACGTTCTTGCTGCATTTGTTGAGCTCTTTCTTGTTCTACTCTTACTTCTGAGTCTTTTAAGATATCAGTTACTTCAGAAATAGAGTCAGCTTTAACAATGTTTCCAAGTTCGTATATAGAAGCTCCTGTAGTATTATTAGTTAATGCCATTTGCTTTAACTGTTCTAAAATGGCTCTGTGATTAGTCTTAGTAGTTGCAAAGACATTAAAATCTCTAAGCAATAGATCAGTCCCATTTATAACAAAATTAACTTTTTGGGCCTCTGTAGAAATATATGATAGTCTAACACTGGGATTAGTACTATTATAGTACTGAGCTAAATCAGTTCTCATTTGATGAACTCTAGGCATTAAGTGATCAGAGTGCTGTACAAAGTATATTTCTGTCTGAGCATATGATTGCTGCATAGCATTAACTACTCCTGTTGCTGTTTCTGCAGATACTGCACCCCCTAAACGTTGTGGGTTTATACCAATAGAATCAAAACACTGTTGTTTAAAGTGATTTGCTAATGAGATTCTACCCATTAACCTACTAGTCTGCTCCATATTAAGAGTCTGATAGTGATTAAAGTTGGTAGCATTTTCTGTATTAGTGATAGATGTGTCTAATGGTAGCATCTGAAAATCTTTCATTGCTACATATGCTTTGGCATAATTGTTTTTACCCCAGTCTTCTCCCATTGAGTGACGTGGTAATGCATTCTGATCAAACATAATTACTGTTCCTAGCTCATCAATAAGGATATCAGCTATCTGGTTATTAACCATATTGTATCCTACTTGATATGCTTTCATTAAATCCACTAAAGATGTAGATCTAGTATTTCTATCTGAAAACACTCTTCCTTCTACAGGAAGTTTACATCCATACAGCGAATTCTCTCCTTTAAATTGGAAAGGTAGTCTTCCAGGTTTGTCTCTATTAATTCCTAAATAAATAGGATTAACATTATCATCCATGGTAGTTTGCCACATAGCGGGAACATTGGGTCCTATTTTAACCCCGCCCCATGTTTCATTAATCCAAATCCAGTCAATGTGCTCACCTTGCAACAATGTATCTTTAGATTTATTTTTAAAGATAGATGTATCATAAACAGCTTTCTCTGTTATTTTAAAAGTTTCATCAATTATCTCTTGAGTTACTTCTCCATCAAATTCTATTTTAGTCAAGTGCCCAACTTTACGTTGTGTCTTCCAGTAGATTGTTGAAACACGCATTAAATTCCCATCACCCCATTGCTCTAAGTCTTCACTTTGAGAAAGGATCTGTGTTAATATATCCCCACCTCGTGCAGGATCAGCCATATAGTTGCTTGCATATTGTCTATACGCTAAGCCCGGCATTTCAGTATTCCATGCATGTGATCTAGTTGCATCATAATATGACCCATCATTTTGATAACCATTTACTTGATATTGAGCTGAACGTGCGGGATATATTCTCTGCAATGATGAGAGCTGTCTCTCATCCATTAAATAACCATACTTGTCTACCACATCAGATACAGTCATTAAATCTACTTTACCTACATAGTTTGAATCTGCTATATATCTTTGATCTGGGGATTTTTGATAAAATGTCAAGACAGGATTCCATAACTCTACATCATAATCATCTTCTAACATGCGGAAATGCCAAAACTCTCTATCTGCAATAAGCATATCTCTAAAACCTCTTTCTTCAAGCTCTTGCATTTTAAATCTCTCCTCATCAACATTTAATTGATGAGTTGCCCATTCCTCTACACTACTTCTGTAAGACTTGCTAAAGTAGTCCTCTATTTCAGGAAGGGTTTTTAAATTATCTGGTGATAATTGTTGTTGTGCTTCTTCTGAACCAGGATCCATTCCTGCTTCAATCATTTTTCCAACTAGATTTCTTTCTGCATCAGCCAATAAAGATTCTTCTATTTCAGATTTTTTTAGTTCAAGCATTTCATTGTATGACTTATCATCAACTGCTCTAAATTGTACTTTGTTATATCTTTTGGTAAACTCCCCGCTTAGTACATTAATGACATTTGGTACAATAGGATAAAATTTAAGTTCTAACGCAGAATCATTTTCTTTTGTTAGAACATCCATCATTTCTTTATAATCATTATCTTCCTCAACAATATAATCTGACTTATCAATAATACCTTTGGCTAACTTATAATTTTTTAAAAGTCTTCTAGCATTAGTTCTTAAAAACTCCACACCTTGTAATTCTAACCAATCTAAATTCCATGCCGCCCAATCATCAGTTTTTTCTGAATATGGTAAAAACTGTATAGGTTGAGTTAAACTAGAATACGTAGGGCCTCCTTCTGCCTTAGCTCCACTTTTTAACTGCATTGCATTTAATACTCTCATTCCGTATTTATTTAATTGGGTCTATTTATAATTTTTAAATCCAGACCTTTTGGGTCTATTGCTATTGGGCTTAGATGATCGTCCAATATTTTTAAACGGACTATACTTTAATTTACCAATTTTTTCTGAATTTACCAAAGATTTAGCCTCTGATTCGCGTCTTTTTGAATAACCCCTATTTGATTGTTGTATTTTTGCAAAAGCAACTAGTGCACCGAATGCAACCAACCTATCCACGTTTAGTCCAGGATAGTATGCTAACATTTCCTTTATAAGCATGGGATCCGGGATTCTTTCCACACCTAAAGTTTGTGAAATTACAACACCATTAATATCTGTATCTTCATCAATTACTTCTCTTAAAAATTCTATTGCATAAGAAATTAAATGGCTCTTAAAAAGTGTACCTGTATTTTTCCACCCGTATTCCTGATAAACAGTTTTATTAGCACCTATATCTTTTAGAAATAAAATCTGTTGTTTAGGAACTAAATACTTTTGTTTTTTTCTTGCTATCATATGCTGAATAAATAATGAAATGTTATTCTCCACTATTGTCCATGCATTATACCACTCTATAATTAATTCTAATCTTTCATGTGTTTTATTGATATCATCAAATCTACCACACCAAGCGGCCACCACTTTGTCTTTTTCTAGAAATTGCTCAACATCACCAGCTGAGGTAGTTCTAGTTACTTCAGTTGCATTCTTATATACAAAAATGCTACATAAAGAGTCAGATGTTGTAGTCTTACCTTCTGATACGGGGTCAATGGATGCATAGTATGCTCCAAATCCTGGTGATGGTATGGGTCTTTCCCAGACTACTAAAGTTCCTGTTTTATCTATTTGTTTTTTATCTACTGGAAATTTAGATATAGGTAACTTATTAGTTCTTTTAGCTGATATACCTTTCTCATCTCTATCTAACTCAATTAGCTCATAAGGATATTCTTTTTCTTCAATTCTTTTCTGTTGTCTAGTTAACACTCCTTGTGGGAATATAGATGCTTTCCTGTATGCAAAAGCTTCTGCTATATTCATTGGTTTCTGAGAAATTCTTAATTGAAACTGCTCTCCATTTAATTCATTTTTCCATTTATCTCTTTCTTCAATAACTGCTTTAACTGCTTCTTCCACTAATGAGTTGCCGTATTTGTCAATATAAGGGGGCATAGACCATTGTTCTGGTATAAAGAGTCCTGCCATACCTATAGCACCATCAGCATCCATCAGGTTTGTTTCTACTGCATATATATCATTTGCTTTAGGATTTAGAATCATTTCCTTTAGTGGGTTACATTGTTGTAAATCTCCCACTGACCCCGCAGCTATAAACATACCTGTAGTCATCATTCCAGATGACATAGCTGGGCGTAAATACTCGTATGTGTCTGACATCTTAGGCGCAATACCCGCTTCCTCATGGAAAAATATTGTGCATGGTCCACCCACACCTGTGGTAGCATTTTTTTCAAATGATCCCCCTTGTATTTTAGACTTTAATCCCCTTGCTGTTTTTCTATTACCTACTTTAACTTCAATCTGCTGTTGCCATAACAAAACCTTTTCAGGATTACTAGGTCTATACCATGCGGTGTGCTCATTAAGGAATGTTTTATATTCATCCAAAAACTTCCAAGATCCTTTATCATTAATGAAATCTTTTAGGGATGCCCCTATTTTACATATACTACCTTCCTCAAACCAATACATATTTATAATCTTTCCCATATGAAAATATGAGGAAGCTATCTGACGTTTTTTTAGTATTGCAGCATGTTTGTTATTTAACTCCGCCAATAATTCATATAAAGCCATATGATACTGAGCATCTCTTACTTTTGCAAAACCATATTTTTTTTCTTCCTTATCAAAGATTGGTAAAAAGTTTAACCACATATAATAATCTCTAGTTAGGAAAAAACTTTTTCCTCCGCCTTTATATATTACACCTTCTCTGCATTTATTTTTTTGGTCTTCCCAGTAGCTAGTAAAGTCTTTAGACCTAAATGGTTTATTACAATAGTATCCTTGTTTATTAAAATTTATGGCCTCTATATTAAATTTAAAAGACATATCATTAAGGCCATAGAGTCCAGGTTCACTAAATATACTTAATATATATTCAATAAATGCAGGTTCATCTATAAACTCTGTAGTTCCCCATTCACCATTATGATATGTAGGTACAATTTTATACATCTACTAGAATTGCAAATACATCTCCCTCCTGGATAAGTAAATGATCTTCTCCATCATGTTGCATTGTGGTTGGTAGGCAGTGCTCTGTGTATTGTACAACATCACCCACTTTAATTTCTTCAACAGATTTACCTATTCCTACAACAGTACCTTTATATTCTTTCTTCTGTGCTATTTCCGGTAGATACAAACCCGAATCTGTTTTAGTTTTAGCTTTTTTCTGTTTGATCAGTAATTTTTTTCCCACTGGTATTACTTGTTGTTTCATCTTTTTTTGGTTTTATTTTGTTTAAAAATACTGGTTCATCCCAATAGCAAAAATGCCAGGAATCTTTTTTATTATTACTCATTATAATTGATCATAAGCTAGACCGGCTCCTCCGCGTACAGAACTTTCTTGTTCTTGTTTCATATCTGTAAATGCTCCTTTGTAAGAAGATCTAATTTGTTCAAACTTAGCTGCTGCGTTGACCATGGCATTTATATTACCATCTCTACCATGTTCTATTGCAGTAACTTCCATATACTTGGCTAGTCTATCAAGCATTGATTTGATTCCTACATATGCTCTGTACGTGGGTGTTTCATACATCTTTTTACACATGTCCAATGCATATCTTATTTTTCCATCCTCTGGTGAATCCTCTAGACCCACTTCTTCTATGATGATGTCTTCTTTTTCATGTTCGGGTAAATTAAAGAAGGGATTTAAGTCTGGGTTGGGGCAACTCATATAAAATATATACTGATATACCTGCATGTATGAGTCTGGGTACTTGGTCATTATCACTTTTAAAAAAGGTAGGGTATAACAGTGTTCTGTTACTACAACTTTGCTATTCTGTATATCAAATAATCTTACTATCATGGTTTATGGATTAGCTGTTATGTATCCTTTTATTGTTGCATATGAATCTGTTACTATAATCGGTTGAACAACTCCAAGATTTGCAATATAAACTTGTACAACACCATCTAAAATTTTCTGACCTGACGGATCCCAAAAATAACCAACACCCACTATTGATGTTTGATTAATACTAATAGAGCTTGAGGAATCAGGAATTACATAAGCTCCGGGTATTATTCCAGTAGTGGGCACCGGGTTTTCTGCTGTTACTTGTACTTGTGTTAAATCTACTACTGTTGCCATTATTGTTTATCTTTAAGCCACATTATTAGAGATGTTACTTCATCTTTTAAATATGGTAGTTCATATATTTTTACTTCATCTAAAACAGGTTCACCATTTATACTTTCATTGATAGGATATCCATTTGAGTCTTCACCCACTTGTACAAATTTAACGTGTTGAATTGTCAACTTACCAATTTTTAATTTGGGGTTGTGCTTCTTAATAATATACGCATAAATGCTGAGCTGTAGGTTATAATGATTAATGTTACAATCATCTAAATTATTAACTGGCTTATATAGCTTATTAGTAATACCTTCCCAATTAGTATATCCCTTCTCTTTGATCTCTTTATTTGTTTTATAATCATGGATATTAATATGTCCATCAACTACCTCAACCAGATCTGCTTGACCACATAATTTTGCAGATTTTAAATATACCATATGTTCTGGGTACACCCCTTCCTTAAGCTTTTGTTCAGGTGCTAATTTAAGTCCGTCTTCAGTAATTAAAGGTTTAATAATAGGCACCTCAGTCCCATTGCGCCCAATAGTTGTAAAGTTTAACATATCCGCCTCTCTTTGGTTATGATACCAATTACCTAATTTAATTGCTCTCTGTGTCTCATTATCCCAAGCAGACAATATTTCCTTCTCAGTCATATTATACCACTTAGATCTTTTATTCTTTGAGGATTTTTTAGCTTGTCCCTCCCTATCAAATTTAGGTTTAAACATTCCTATAAAAGATGTTACACTGGTCCAATCTATTTTGTCTTGGTCATTACTTTCATAAATATGACCTTTTTCTTTAAATACTATTGCCATCTTAGTAGGTTAGTGTAGTATACCAATATCCATTTTGTTGGTTAGTGATTGTACTACTAGTTACTCCGTTATATATGTAATTAATTTGAATGTCCATTGTTTTCTATTTGTTTATTAATTAATTCTTCTGTTTCTTCAGATACTAATGAATGCCAATATCCTTTGGGGCATTCCGAAGATAGTGATCTCATTTTAAATGCCAAACTGCAACCACAATCAGAGCAACATGGTTGAGTACCGGGGGCTAAGCAGTCATCACCTTTAGCATCAAATAAGCTACAGTTTATACATACTTTCCATCTATCTGTCACCACTGCTTCTATATGCTCTTTTTTAAAAATATTATTTTTTATTCCTTCAGCTATTTGGTCTAAATTTCTAAAGACATCTAGATATTTTTTTAAAGGTTTAATCATTTTTTTTACTTTTAAAATCTTTCTTTAATTTTATGTTTTCTTCAAGTTGACTAAGAGCACGGGTCATTTGTTCTATATTCTCAGTTATGTTCTCACTTTTAGCATAACCATTGTATGTTCGTTTAGCAATATTACCCAACATACTTTTATTTTTTTTTATCGCTGCTTCTAACCTGCCTTTTCTTAATTCAAAAGTACCTAGCCCGTCCACATAAATTCTTGGATAATTAAGTTGAGATAATTTTTTTCTTAATTTTGTATAATAAAAATCTATGAAGTCATCTACTACTTGAGGATGAACACCCACTTCTTCGGCTATCCCTCTATTAAATTCTTTATGCTTCTTGGGATTCACTGCCTAATATTTTATAGTCCAATAGCACTAATCCTTCTTTTTGCACATTTATATTTTTATTTAAAATTATAGTTTTTTTATTAGTACCTTTTTTTATTACTAAGTTTTTTTTCTCTGCTTTTGAAATAGCATTCCTAGCTGACTGTGCACTTTTAAAAATGTTTAGTTCTGTTAGTAGAACACAAAATTTAGATATTTCCATTTTAGGATTTCTAGCCAATGTAGCTAAAAACTCTAAATCAGAACTGCTTATTACTATACGCTCAAAAAAACAAAAAGTTAGTATCTGATATTTGATACTATTATTTATATTAACTTTTAATTTTAAATCTACTTTATTTACTATTGCCATATTTATAAGCTTAATATCATATCAACAAGATCAGGGTCAGGGTAACAATCTGATTTATCATTTCTTACATTGGTATGTGTTAGTAATCCTTTTATATTTCCTTGACTTGCATCCATTTGAAAACCGAATCCTTTAACCGGTCCGTATTTTTGAATAAATTGCTTTAACCCAAGTCTAATATCTATACCGTCTCTTTCACCTACATATCTAAGCCACTTTTCAGTTTCTTTTATTTGCTTTTCAGAATATCTGTGGAACTTTAAGTGACCTTTAAAGTGTTCTTTTAATTCAATTACTTCTGCGGGAGTAACAGTAGTACCCACATAAGTTTTATTGTCATCATCTAGATAACCCATAGCACATATCTCTAAACCAACAGAGTGTCTGTTCATCCATCCAGAATGAGTGCGACCCAAGTGCCATGCCTGACACCCTTCTGGGAATGCTTGCACCATTACCCCATCATATTTATCGTCTCCTGTTCTATGATTTCTCCCACCTAATACAAATTCAGTGGCAATTCTTCCTCTATTATCCCTTCCCCAATGATCAACAGTTCTGTATGGGTTATTATTTCCTGCCGTATGATGTAAGAAAACATACTCATTTTTTATAGGGCCTTCAAGGTATTGACCTTTAGGTAGATAGTGTTTATGAATCAATTGATTAAAACCAGTATTATAATATTGATTAAATACATCTGTGTCTTCATCAATTGCCTCTAAGTCTATCTTAGTTGTATTAAATAGTAAAGCCCACATTTCACTATCTACCATACCCGTTACAGTTAAATCATTAGATAATTGATATCTTATAACTGCTTTTTCTGTTAATGGTCCAAAAGCACCATCAGGTTTTAATCCTAATTTATCTTGAAGATGTTTTACATTAGGGGTTCTGTCTCCTTTTTTAATTAACATAATTTTAAAGTTAGTCAATACTCATTGCTGCCTTTTCCATAGCTTGTTTAAATGCCAATGCTTCTTCAGATTCTGGGTTTACCCCACCTTCTTTTTGGTCGGCATACTGTTGTGCCATAAACATCTGAGCTTGCATTCTTTCTGCCCTAGCCTTTTCTATAGTAGCTAATAGCATCTCATATTCAGCTTGGATTTCAAGATGTTCAATGTTGTCTTTGTAAAAAGCAGTGATTTCATCTCTTCTAGCATTGAGTTCTTCTTTGCTAAGAGTTGGTTCTTTTTCGTCTAAACTTGAGTTGGTTTTTAAATCTGACATTTTAATTATTTTTAGTTAAACATTATACAAATATATATAAATAGTTTAACTAAAAAAAGTTTATTGCCTTATTTTTTATCTGAATACGGTTAGACTCCCCGATTCATTAATTACTTCTGGCGAGTTAGACCTTCTTCCCACCACCGAATAATAGTATACACCGTCTTGAACATAATAGCCACCATCATTTATACTTCCATCCCAAAATGGGTATGAATCGAAGGAGCTCCCATAACCCTGATAGATTTTAACACCCCATCTATTAAATATATTGAATTCAACATCAACCCAACAATTCACTTCATATACGATTTTCCATACATCGTTTATCCCGTCATTGTTAGGTGTAAATACATTGGGGATCCATATTGCTTCACATAAGTCATAAATACAATCCCCATTATCTATAACTGCTGCTTCATTGTAATTAGTTGCTAGGCTATCTGTACATCCTTCTAAATACAAAACATATTCACAGCTACCATCATCTATAGTTGCAAGTGGATTATAATTAGTGGCAAAGGAATCAGTGCACCCTAATATATCATACAAACAGCTTCCGTCATCTATGGTGGCTAAGGGGTTATAATTGTTCGCCTCTGAATCCATACATCCATCAGTAGGGGGACATAGATTGATTAATTCTATTATTTGGTTCTCTGGGGCATTCCCAATAAACTGCCCGGCATTATTAAAATTATATACAGTTAAAACTAACTCACAGTTCTCACCACTATTAATAGAGTCTAATATAGATTCTAAAAGAGTATTTAAACTTGGGCTATTTAAATCTATAGTGAGAGCATCACTAGAAGCATATATGTCTTGACCTCCTATACTAATATTAATAGAGTTGCCACCGAAATTAAAATTTAATACAAACCCAAAAATAAAAGGATCCTCATAGGGATATTGCGCCCACCAACTTGGGCTCCCTATGTTTGGGCAATAGGTGGAATGTGGGATTAAAGTTATCTCTCCAGTCCCTAAATCAAAGTCCACTAATTCTATATTACAACCATCATTACAGAAATTATCTCCATTAGGATTAAGACACCCATCACTTAGAGGTTCATCCCACCAAGTCCCATCATTGTTTAAAACCCATTGAAAGCATTCTCCATTGGATTCTAAAGCAAGTTTAAAAAATGATATATAAGAAGTTCCGGTCCATCCCCCATAAGGTGTCCAGTTTCCTGGAACATTTGCTGGTAGGGGAATATCAAATATGGGTGTGGAGATATATCTTGAACCACCCGCAGGAATGGGTAATATACCTAAACTAAAATCCCAGACAGGACCCGAAATAAATCCTGATAGTGTCCAATCCATATATAGAGATCCTCCCGTGTATGGTACGATATCATCATTTTGAATTTCAAATGCAAACGAGATACCCGGATTATGATCGATTACTTGAGTTGATCCAGGGGATATATAAACATCACACTGAGCAGAACTAGTATAAGCCAGAAAAGATATTGCTACAATTAATACACTCCTAAGTATACTTAACATTTTTAACCTAAAATTTTTAACCTACAGTCTCTGGAAACTTTTCGTGCATAATGTCACGAATTTTTACGCAACACTCATACTCCTCATTATCCACATAATAATGAAGCATGTTTTCTAACTCATATAACATAGGCCCTTCTTCAGGATCAAACGCCAAGACAGCCGTTAAGTTCTCATCAAACTTATTATCCAGCATATCATTAAACGTTATTTCATTTGTAAGGATACGGTATGAGTTGCGGAATGCATCTGCCAATATTAACTCATCTTCTTGCCTACGCTTAATCTCCTGCATAGGGTCCATACTCTCATCATCATGATCGTCATATTCATCATAGTCACTCATGTGTTCTTTATTTTTGGTGAATAACTCTATACTCTAATATACAAAATTAATAGAATATTTGAAAGTAAATAGTCCTCAACCTTATTCCCGCCTAATAAAAAAAAATTTTTCCACCAAAAAAATAGTGTGTATGGCATTGTTGAGATGTACTATGGTTTTGCTCCCCAGCTAATTTTTGTGGTAGGGTATCCCCCCGTAAATTTCCACCAATTAATTCATTATTATGAATAATTTAAATAAGGTTTACTTTAGAAAAGTAAATATCAATGCTGAGAGAAACACAGCAACCGTGATTGTGTCGTCTGCACCTCTCGCGTCCAAGGTAACTACTATCTTGGGAAAAGAAGTGGCTACACGGTCACAGTCTAACATTGTATTCGGTGTCTTATCTCTATTAGACCCTGAGACAAACGAGACTATGCGGGCTGACCATCCAACTATTAAACACATACAGAAAACCTGTAATGTGGGACAAGAGTTGGAGGGATTTAGAATGACAGATAACTTGGTGCTGGATATGGTAACCAAAGAACCAACTACCCTTTGTTGGGTGGAGGCTGTCTAAGTCTTAAAGGAATTGTAATGAGAGAGTGTAAGCTCTCTTGTTACTCTTCCTTACAATGTTACTTACTTAAACAATCAATATTAACAATCAATCTATGTTACTATTCTTTGCTCTTCAGCTGCTCGCTGCGCTCGCTCTCTTTGCTCCCCAGCTAATTACTGCAATAATGCATTAATTAAAATTAAATAAAATGAGCAATTCAGTTTATTTCAAGTCACTCAGTATTAATAAAACATTTAATACTGCAACAGTTGTTGTATCATCTACACCAATCTTAAATAAAATGGCTACTATAGCCGGCATTAAGGTTGAAACAAGAACACAACAACAGACCACATTTGGCCTATTGTCTATCATAGACCCTGAAACAGGTAAAACTATTACAGGAGATAGTGATATAGCCAAGACATTGCAACAGTCACTTAACGTGGGTGATGTAATAGAAGGCTTTCAATTGTCAAGTAACCCTGTAATGGACAGGGAAACCAATGAACCAACCAATATGTATTGGGTGGAAGCAATCTAAAGCATAATGGGGAAGGTAAGTGTTACTTTCCCCTTTAAATCTTTATTTAAATGCAATTTATATTCATTTGTGTGTTACAATATGAATATGTGGTCTCATATCCCACAATTACCCACTTGTTACCACAGTTACTATCATCACTCTTATAGGAGTTATATATAGCTAACACTAACAAGACTATTAGAGTTACTAATAGAGAATCTATAGTATGAAGAGTTGTTTCTCTCTCTATAGGAATAGCATTATATTACCCGTAATCTTGAAATGATAATAGTCCAGGAGACTTAGTGAATATAGTTGAACGCATGATACTATTGAAACTTTAACAACAATTGCAAGACACTGTTATGAATCACAGTGCACCAGAGATGGTATCATAGGTCGTTGAGTTTAAAAAAAGCCTTTCCTGAAATATTATATGTTACCACTTAAAACCTTAAAACTATGGCAATACAAATTATTGGAAACTGTGTCTATGAGATAACAGTGGATGAATGCGGACAGTGTACCCAACTTGTTGGTGAGCTCTCTGAAATGACTAAACAAGAAATTGAATATTATAACCTTTAAATTAAAACCCTAGAACAAATGTCAAAGAATATTGTCCAAACGCAAATTGATATAGCAAAAACTAAATATGATAGTATGAGGTTAGGAGTTATTACACAATGTAAAGAACGCCTTACCAACATTGCATTAAAGCAAAGAGAGTTAGAAGATGAAGCAGATAGGATTGAAAGATATCTTCAAGATTTAAATATAAATCCTCCAAGATGAAACATATTATAATCTTATCCCAGAAAGCATTTGCTGAATATAAGTCAGAAATTGGACTTATAAATCTATACATATCAAATGAACCTGATGTTGACTTTTATACAGGCAACACACATCTCGTGGTAAAACGTGATGAACTTAGTCTACCATCGTTTAAAACAATTGAAAAAGAATTGAATCGCAATGATGCACTAAAACATATGGCTCATGAACATAATCTGATAGAAATTCATAACCAAGATCCAGTACACAGTTACTTATCTTATGTATCAACGTATAACTAAATATAAAATAAAATGAAAAAACCATTAAAATACTTCGTAAAGCTATTATTTGTAATCATCTTACCTGTAATAGTATCTATAGTAGCAATAGGATTGCTAATATCTAATTATTCATCTGTTATTCCATTATTTACACCATTTGAAATAGGATTTATAATTACTTTATTCACTTGTACACTGCTTAATGCTATTTTTTATAGTTCAATAATGTCCCAAACTAAATTGTTACCCGGACTTAAATTTGAATTTATGCCCATGATAGGATTAGGAATAGGAATAGATGTTAGAGTTCAAACATTAATTATCATGATTCCACTTTGTGCAATAGAAATAAGATTTAAAAAATAGTGCCATCAGTGACACCCTAACAATACCAGTAATTA